CCCCCGCAGAATCCGCGCCCCACCCCCGCAGCTCTCGCACCCATAACCCCCAGTAAACCCAGTAAACCACCAAGGAAGCGCGAAACGGCACGCGCTACGCGCCTGCCCTCCGACTGGAAATTGCCGAAAAGCCTGGGTGAATGGGCGCAAAAGCAGTATCCAGAGTGGACCGTCGAGTTCATCCGCGAGCTGGGCGAGGCCTTCCGAGATCACTGGACCGCGATCGGCGGGCAGAAGGGGACCAAGACCGATTGGGATGCGACTTGGCGCAACTGGTGCCGCAATGAGAACCGCCGCCCGCCAGCGCGCAATGGTAGCGCCGCCGCGCCGTGGTGGACCAGCGAGAAGGGGATTCTGGCGAAGGGCTTGGAATACGGCCTGACCCCGAACCCGGGCGAGCTGCCGCGCGACTTCAAATCGCGCATCGATCTCGCGATCGAAAAGGCGGACCGCCCGCCGCCGATCGAGCCGCCCGGCCCGTCGCGCCTGCCGCAAGCGTTCACGCCCTTGCCCGAGGATGGCGGCCCGCCGGCGGAAGGTGGTCGCAAGGGCAAGCCCGAAGGATTGAAGGACGTGCTCAAGGCCTTGAGGCCGACCCGCAACACCCCGACTGACCCTGACCCGAAGGACGAAACGAAATGACTTACAGCCTGAACCCCGACATGCGCAGCCAGGACTACCACGCGAGCGAGCTGCTGGACGTGGCCCGCGCGCGCCTCGGCGTGAAGTCCGACGCCAAGCTCGCGGCCCACCTGGGCGTGACGGCGCCGATCATCAGCAAGATCCGCCACAAGCTGATCGCGCTCGGCCCGTCGATGATGATCCGCATCCACGAGGCGATCGGCATGCCGATGGTCGAGATTCGCGGCTACCTGGGCGTCAAGCTGGCGTGATCTGCGATCTGTGCCTCGCCCTCGGCGGCCGCTTCAACGCGAACAACGAATGCTGCCAGATCCGCCTCGTCGCCGGCCTACCGCAAACGCATCGCTTGCAGGCCTTCGCCAAGATCCGGCGTGAAAGCGGCGCCGAGGCCGAGGCGCAGTTCAGAGAGAAAGTCCGCGTCGAGTATGCGCGGCAACGTGAAAGCCGGCGCGAGAAGATCCGCGCCATCCAAGGACAGTTGAAAGCAGCATGAAGAAGCACAGCAACACCGCCGGCCAGCGCGCCGGCACGATCGGAGGCCTGTGATGGTCGCCATGCGAGTGCAGGGCGAGGCCCGGCCCGCGCCGGCGAAAATGCCGAAGCGGAGCCCGAATGTCGCCGCCGGCGTCATCGACTACCTGACCAAGCACGCGGCGAGGCAAGAGGTCATCGACGGCGAAATGATGAAGCCGCTGCCGCTGGAGTTCCGCACCTTGAATGCGCTGCGCTACTGGTGCGCATTCGCCCGGGTCAAAACGCCGAGCAGGACGCCCGAGGCCTACGAATGGCTGTGCGAGGCAATCAACATCGGAATGATCCTGTGCGAGAACGGGATCGGCGCGGAGTATCTGCCGGCGATCCTTGCCGCCCAGGATGCAATCTACTTCGCGTGGCCCAATGCCCAGGCTACCGGCTTTTACGCGATGGACGAGGCCGGTATTGCGGCCGTCGCGCACGCGCTGGAGGTGCACGACGCCCAGCTCGAAGTTGCATGGGCATCGGAAATAGCGCTCGCCGAGCGCACGCTGCGAAAGCGCCTGAATGAAGGAAACACGGTCACGATCGAACCATTGGCCGCTTAATTTTTACCCACCACCACTGAAAGAGAAAAGATGGAAACCACCACCAACAACCCAGCCCTGAGCCAGTTCCAGAACGAGGAACACAAAACCGCATGGCTCGCCGGCCGCACCGTCGAGCAGCTCGAATCGTGGGAGCGCGCATGCTTCGACATCCACATGATCCCGCCGGCGACGCCGAAAGAGTTCAAGGCCGTCGCGCTCCAGTATCCGCAACTCGTGGAGTTCCTGAAACAGCGCTTCACCGATCGCCTGCGCAGCGAGATCGCCGGCCAAGTGCCGGAAGATGCGGTAGACGGCATCCTCGCCGATGCGCTGGAATCGGTCGGCGAGCACCTTGCCGACGCCGCTTTCGGCAAGGTCGCAGTGCAGCGCGTCGAGCTGGAAAACCCGGCCGAAGGGATCTTGATGGCCGCCCTGGCCGAAGGCAACCTTTCGCCGGCGCACATCATCGATCTGGTCCGCACCTTGATCAAGCTGGAGCGCACCCTGGAGCGCAAGGCCTGCGCCAAGCTGATCCTGGCTCTGGACTCGCAAGCGGGCAAGCCGTTCGCCGAGGCTATCCGCCTGCGCGACAAGCAGCAGAACCCGGGCGATGCCTGCGACTGCGACGACTGCAAGGCCAAGGATGCGGCCGCCGAGGGTAAGGCGCCGCAGTAAAGCAACCTGGGCGGCCCCGGCCGCCCATTCCCGACACGAGACAACGCCATGAGATTCCCAGAGACCAATTCTCGCAGCGAGCAAATCCTGATCGCGTTCTACCAGCGCGGCCCCATGACGATCTGGCAGGGCGAGGAAGCGCACGGCAATTTCGCCACCTCCCGCCTGCCGGACGGCGTCGACCATGCGAAGCTGATCCAGCTCTATGCCGATCTGGTCGAGCGTGGCTGTCTCGTGCGCGAGGGGATCAAGTACAAGCTGTCGGTCCGCGCCGAGGATCACATTCGGCGCAAGCTGGAGCCCGCGCCGGCGCCGCAGATCGTGCCGCCCAGGGTCCGCAGCAGCATCACGGAACCGCTGCGCGCCTTCTTCCGTAACGCACCCTGGCACTACGCACTCTAAATTCTAAGTTTTCGGAAAAGCGCTCATAGAATCGCCGGCATCAATGGTACGGAGCGCTTATGAGCCGCGAGAACGACGCTTTTATTGCTGGAATTTGTGAGGATTGGGTGAAGTGGACAAAGACGCGCCGCTTCTACGTCAATTCTTACGCGGGTGGCTCGCTCCTGGGCAAGCTGGCCGCACCATCATCGAGCGGGAAAGAGGCCAACGGCCGCAACTATCCCGACATGCAGTATTTCAACATGGCCGTGCATACCTGCTCGGACATGGAAAAGTACAAGACCGAATGGGAGGCCTTCAAGGAGTTCTATCTGGTCGAGAAGGACAAGCGCACCGTCGCCAAGCGCGCCGCCGCCGATCTGGGCGTCTGCCGTCGCACCTACTACAACCACGTCAAGAAGTTCGCTCGTGCCGCCTACGCCATGAGCTTGAGCCTCAAGAAAGCGCACGAGGCAATGTCCTCCATGGCCGCCCGCCCGGCGCCGGCCGCCGCCGCTCGATGACGCCGCACCGCTTTACCCACCCCTGAAAGAGAACGATGAAACACCCACTCCACCACAAAGCTGAATACGCTCTCCCGGCCGCACTCATCGCCCTGGCGATCGCGTGCATCATCATCATCGTCATGGCCGTCAGCGGCCCGGATGAACCGCTCCCGGTCCCGGCCCAGGCCTCGGCGCCGGCCGCAGTCGCCCCGGCCGCAGTCGCGCCGGCGCCGGTGGCGGCCGCTCCAGTCGTCGCCGCTCCGGTTATTGCGGCCGCGCCCGCAGCAGCGCCGGCGCCCGTGATCGTCAACGCGCCGGCGGCAAGTTCCGGCGTGGGCGATATGCTCCTGGGCGCAGCCGCGGGCTATGCGATCGGATCCGCCGGCAACCGCAGCGCGGCGCCGCCGGCATACGCGCCGGCGCCGGCCCGGCCCGTCGTCAACAAGACCGTGATCCAGAAAACCGTGATCGTGCAGCGCCCGGCGCCGCGCCCGATCGTGCGCCCGCAGGCGCCGGCCAAGAGCTACGCCTACGCGCCGGCGCGCAACGTCAGCTTGTCGAAGCCGTCCAGCTCGTCGTTCCGCTCGTCCTCCCGCTCGCGCCGCTAATCCATGGCGGACCCGGATCCGATCGCGCAGGCCTACGCGCTGTTCAATCGCCTGCGCGACGCCCGGGACCATCGCTGCGACTACCGCCATACGGAGCTGGAGGCATTTCGGCTGGCGGTGCAATCCCTTCCCCGGCCGGCCGGCGCCGATCGGCCGCGCAAAAGAAAAGGCCGGGTTGCCCCGGCCGAATCCTTCCTTCCGCAATCCGCTACAGAATAGCCGGCGGGCTGTAATGCCGGTACTGCCAGCGCGCGACAAGGTTGGCGACATCGGGCTCGCCCAGGCGCGCGAGCGCTTCGGGGATCGTGTCGCCCCGGTCGGCCAATCGATCGGCCCGGCTTGCGGCCAGCAGCACGTACATTTGTTCGCCGGTCGACAAGACTGTGTAGCTGCTGTCCGTCGGATCCTCGATCAGCCGCTCAGCATAGCCATCCAGCCGATCGAGCTGGCCAGCCGACATGCCGCCGGTCAGTGGCTCATGCGGCGGCGCTATTGTGACGCCTTCGCCTGACAGATTCGGGTAGGTGATGCGCACCACCTCCGCGACCTCGCCCAGCACTGCATCAGGACCGTGTTCAAGATAATGCTCAACGATCTGGCACACCAGCTCGCGCTGGTCCGAGTCGAAGCCGGCGACGCAGTCGCCCAGCCCATAGCCGCCCCCAGGGTAGTAGAGTGAGAGGATCAGCTTAGCGAAGCCGTAGGCCGCAGGCGTACCGCGATGCCGGCCGATCAGGACCAGGGCTTTGTGATAAGGCGTACTCATTGAGGTCTCCATTCAGTGCTGGCGGCCGGCCAGCGCGGTTTCTTCTTGATAGATCTGGTAGACGTGCCGGCGCTCGAAAGTGATGGCATCGCCGTATCGCATGCCATGGGCGGGCGTCCCGATCAGGTCGTTATCCACCTTCCCGCCGATCAGATCGCCGACGATCCCGGTAATCGTCACCCAGAAGCGCTCGCCGGCGGCGCAAACCTTGACGGACATCCCGGGCCGAAGGGCGTACAGCTCGTCCATGGTCGGCGCCTCGAAGGTTTCCGGGTACTGACGCTGCATGTCCTGCGCGTCGCTGAATGGCGCGGTAGGGATCATGCCTTGCCCTCATAGTCCGGGCGCGTCGGCTCGGCCGCGAGTCGGCCATGTATGGCGGCATGAGGATCTTCGAGAGGTTTGTATTGGAGCGTGCGGCCTGGGCCGATCGGCAGATAGCCCACTCGTTGCGCGCCTGGGCGATAAATCTGGAAGGACAGGACCTCGATCGCCTCCGGGTCCTGGGAGAGATCTGCCGGCGCCTGAGCACGAATCTTTTCCGGGCTATCCCCGGGCTCAGCCACCATTTTGCGAGTGTAGGCCTCGCTGATCAGTACGAGGCAAACATCGGACGGGAGGGTTGGGACCACGCCGCGCAGGAACCTGCCGAGAATCGCCTTGCCTCGCTCGCCCGTGACGAAAAAGACACTGGCATCGGGGAAGGTCTCGATGTCGACCAGCTTGTCGCCGGCAACCTTCACTAAGAGCAGCATCGGCGGGTGTTCGGCATTGGGCGGCAAGCCGACCTCAAGGGCGCGGCGGGCAAAGTGCTCGTACACCACTTCGTAGGGGAATGGATCGTTCTTCTTCATATTGACTCCGGGTTAAGTGTTCTCTTGCGTGATCGCGCGCCGGACATCCACGCGGTTCATGCCCATCGCCATGGCGGCCACTTGGCGAAGATAAGCGCGGCGCTCAGGTGTGATCTCGGGCTCGTCGTCCTCGTCGTCCTCGTTCTTTTCCGCGCGCGGGCCGAACAGACTATTTGCGCAGATGAAGGCCTCGACAACCTTATCCATTTCGGCCAGGAGCGCACGCTTCATTACCTCGAACATGAACTCGACCTCAACCTGCTCCGCCGGCGACAGCTCGACGAAGAACCGCCCGCGTGCCTTCGGCGGCCGCTTGACGTAGAAATCCCGTTGCTGCGTCACCTTGCGGATAATCTGGCACATCAACAGCTTCTCGTGCTTACCGCTGAACGTGACCTCGGCCCATTTGCGAGCAGGTTTCGCCGCGATGTCATCCAGCGTCAGTTTGTGCCGCGCCAAGATATTCGCCAGCATCGCCTGGGCGGTTTCCTTCTCGCCGGCTTCGCCGCGCTCGGCCAGTGCAAGGATCTTGCTGATGCGGCGCATCAGCTTGTCGTCAGGCGCGCTCAAGAGGCATTCCCGCTCAGCACTCGTGGGATTGCCCGGATCAGGGCATCGTGGGCCTGGATGGGATCGCCCAGCGTTTTAACCACGGCGCGGCCGGCGAAGTAGTGCCAGTCCATTTCAGGCCCGTGCCGATTCGCCTCCTTGACCAGACCCTCTACGGCGAACATCCCGCCGTCCAAAATGGCGACGACCTTGCTGCTCTGATAGATCGCTTCATTGCACTTCGGCGGAGGTTCGGCCGGATCGGTAGGAGGGAATGCTTTGCGCATCGCCTCGGCGAACGGCAGGATCTCGCCCAGGTCGATCCAGCCATCGGAGCAAGCGCGTGCGATGAAGGCTTCAACGGCAGGGTTGACAGGACCCGTTGCCGGGGGAAGTTGAGTGCTCATTTTTTTCCTTGTTCAATGAGGTTGGTGTAGACAGGGATCCGCTGGGCGCCGCAGGTCGGGCAGCTCGGCGGGGTGGTTGCGTTCTCACGCGCCCAGGTGAAGGCGGTTGCCGCGTCGGGATCGTTCGGGCACAGGTAGCCGATCGGCCCGGGGCCGACCTGGGGAGCGCGCGCCGGCTGGGCCGGGATCGTGTCGCAGTCCTCGCAGTCGCGCATCATGTCGGCGCGGCTGCGCCGATCGCCGGCCGGTAGACAGCAATTCATCATGCAGATCTTGCGGGCATCGCGGTGGTTTTTCATTGGGCCGACTCGATCGCGCGGAAGGTGAAGCCCTGACGCCCCTCGAACGGCGCTTCGCCTTCCCGGGAGGAATAAGAGCCGTTGCCGTCGAAATAGCTATCAGCCTTGCCGATCTCGCGCGTGCCGGCATCGTCCGAACCGTAGCGCACGCCGCCGAACAGGGAAACCAAGCAGGCGTCGGTAATGGTGGTCGAGATCTCGGCGCGATAGATCGGTACGCCGTAATTGCCCAGGCCGCCCGAGTAGACAGGATAGGTGCCGGGCGTCAGCTTGTGGACCCGATACCACGCGGCCACCTCGAACGATTCGCGGTAGTCGGCGGCGGTCTCGTCCACCGTGACATACCCCAGCAGCTTGCCCTTCTCGACATCGGCCAGCGCGCGCACGGTGCAGCCGTCCATGCTGGTCAGGGTGCGGTATTCGTGGCCTTCCGAGTACAGCTTGACGTGATCGCCGGCGTGGTACGGCGCGCTGTACAAGGTTGCTCGGCCGCCGAACAGGCGCGCGGCCTCGGTCTCCGAAGTCTTGAGATACCCATTGTGGCCGTAGGCCGGGATAAACCGGGTCCCGATCGCGAGCTGTTCAAAGGTCATGTGCTTCATCATTCGCTCCTGTCATGTGGGGGAATCGATAATTTCGGGGAAAAGGGCGCGCACGTCGGCGAGATCGAGCATTCCAGTGGCGAGCGCCCAGCGGATCGCGACGGACGGCCGGCCAATGCGGACCATGTAGGCGACGGCGCCCATGCAGGCGCTTTCGTGGCCTGAGTCCTCGTAGCGCTCGCCGTCATCTTCGTCAGTGTCGACAAAGCAGCCGCCGCGCGGCCCGTGCACGGTCTTGTGGCAGTAGAAGTTGCTCATGTCGTCCTCGGCCAGCCCTTCGATGATGCCGGCCAGCCGGCCAGGGTTCAGCGAGATCGCGCCGACCTTGCGGAACGGGCAATTCTTGCAAGGCGCCTTCAAGTTCAGATTCATGTGTGGTCTCGTGTCTCGTAGTTCAGCATCGCGTCGATCGCGGCCAGCTCGGTTAGCCAGCGCTCCGCGCGACTGGCGCACTCGGCGGCCCATTGAGCGTTGCCGGCCTCCACCGCGGAATTCCCGTCGGCGATCCATTGGCTCATGCGCTCGTGCGCTTCGCGCCGGCGATCTTCGAGCGGCCGGGTGTCCTTCTGGCGCGGTGGGCGCTGCGATCCCATGCTTACTTGGCGCCCTTCCGGCCCAGCCCGTGCGGGAAGAAGGCACTCAGGTTCGCCATCCGGCGGACTTCGTCAGCCCCGAAGGCCTTGAGATAGGTCGAGTGGTAGTCGCCCACGTCGAGGTGCGGCGCCGTGATGTTCTCCCCGGGCACGATCTCGCAGAGAGTGGCGTCGCGGTCGACCACGAAATGCACTCGGCAGGCGAAAGGGCGGTTCGCGTAGATCGAGCAGGCGCCGTCAACGAGGAAAACGCAGGCATTCCCGTTCTCGCTCATGTCCGGCCGGGGAGGGAAGTGGAATTCCGGCTTCGACATCGGGGCGCCCGTGGCGTGGGCGATCTGCGCCGCCTCGGCCGCGTTGATGATCACGGGCATGTGGCAGCAGTGCGAGCAGCCCGCCTTGCAGGCCAAGACCGGCTTCGCCACTTTGCCCAGGTTGTCGGCGAGCTGGCGAAGCAAGATCACTTTCGCGCGCGGAGAGGTTGCGCGCTCCGCCTGCTTGCCGAGCGTCCGAAACGCCTTTGGGTCGACGTTGTCGGTGATGTACTGCGCAACCTTGTTCGCGTGCTCGTACACGGCCGGATCCGCCTCGCGCTCGCGGATCGCTTTCATGTCCGCACTCACTGCCTATCCTCCCGCTCGATCCACTCGGCGCCGATCACGCTCACATACCGATCCATGCCGAACCAGTCATACGGGTGGGTTTTCAACTGCACCTTGCCCTCCGAGTCCGGCTTGTGCGGGGGCGGGAAGTCGCCCACATAGAAGGTCTCGCCGTTGATCTTGTGGATGTCGCCGGCCTTCACCGGCTCCTGGGTAGCTGTGTAGACGAGGCGCATGATCAGTTCCCCTCCGCGCGGATCCAGCGACGGAGGTAGCCGGCCGGCTCGCCGGCGCCGTCCCATGCGTCGAGCGCAGCCTTCGCCGCGTCGTAGTCGGTGTATTCCCAGACAGCGGCATAGCCGTCAGCGGCGAGGGTCAGACCCGCCACGATCGAGTAGCCGGTGAGGCTGCGCGGCTGGAGCGCCACCATGCCGGCGTCGCCCAGGTTGCGCATGTGGAGCTTGCCGTACATGGCACCCTGCGCACGCAGCAATGCCTCATGGGCTGGGGCGCCGAGTTCGACCAGTGCATCGCCCACAAGGACCCGGGCCTCACACTCAGGGATCGAGTGGATGAAGTCACGGATCTCGATGGGCACGATCGGCAGGCCTGCGCCGTCCTTCGAGGACATGAACGCAACAATCTGGCGGTGCATCGCCAGCGCTTCCGCCCATGAGGGATAGCGACCGATGACGTAGATCGAGCCCTCGCGATCGAACACGGCCGCCTCGAAAGTCTTGGGGAACGAGCCCGGGTTCAGGTTGGTCCCCATGAAGGCGGTCGACACGCGGAACCCTGCGATCGTGTCGTCGCCGACGTGGCGGGTGCTCCCGCCTTGCATGTGCACGCGCTCGGCCCAGGCCAGCGGATCGCGCATCGGCACGGGGGTGAGATCAGCATCGAGCGCGAACAGGATGTTCGACTTGGTCAGATACGGGAAGTGGGAAGCGGTCATGTCAGTCCTCCAGAAGTTGAAATTGCATCGGATCCATCAGCTCGGCGGCCGAGGCCATGACGACGGCTTGCCCCTCGGATGGGAAGATCACGGCATACGGCCGCTCGGTGATGCCGGGCATGATGGTGACGATGAAGCCGCGCGAGTTCACGGGCACATCGCGGTGCAGTTCATCGGCGCCCAGGCCGCGCGTGATCATGCGGGTTTCCAGCAGCCGGCCCTCATACAGCGCGCGCGACTGGTGGAAGCTGTTGCAGCGCCCGCAGTAGCGGTTTTTCAGGTCCTCCGCGCTGTAGGACACGGCGCCGCAGTTCAGGCACTCGATCGCGCGCGCCCGGGTGGTGCGCAGGATCCGGTAGCGCGGCGCCTCGGCGCGTCGCTCCCAGAGGCGGGTGGCCGCGATCGCCGCCTGCCGGCGCGTCATGCCTTCGGGATCTTCTTCCTTGCCGCCGAAGCACGAGCAGCGCCCGAGCTGGTGGCCGACAGAGCCAATGACGGCGCGCATTTCGCATTCGTAGTGGGTGATCTGGCCGGCGCTGTTGACCGTGCCCATGTCGCCCTGGGCGATCTGTTCCTCGCAGATCATACACAGACAGCCGATCGGCGTTTCGATCTGGATCTCGCTTTGCTTCTGGCGCGAGGCTGGTCCGAAGTAGCGGTTCATTGGCCTACTCCCGCCGGGGCGGCGCCGGCGGCGCTCCCCAGGTATTGCGCGCGCCGGCCGACATACTCGATCGCGCGGTGTTCTGGCATGCACAGTTCTTCCTTGAACAGCTCGACCAGTGCCGCATCCGTCGATTGCTCGTCGGTCGACAGGATCTCGATCGCCTTGCGGACTGCACGGATGATGTGCTGGCAGGCCTCGGACTTCGAGATCGCGCTTTCCGAGATCCCCGATGCCTTCGCCGCTGCATAGCCGGTCTTGCCAGCCCAGAGCAGCGCTTGGGCATTCCTCATTTCCTGACTGACTCGTGGTGTCACGTCGGTCCCTTCGCTTAGTTGGTTCATCACTCCCCCTCATTGTCGAGGCGGCATTGCACTCATGCTACTAGCCAACATAATACTTGAATTAATCATGCTTGAGTTATTCAAGTATCAAAAAAAGTGAGGGAATGCCCAGGCGTTAGCACGGTAAGCAGGTTTGCAATCCACATGTGGATTTTGCAAACCCACATGTGGATTTGCTAAGTCGTTGATTTATAGAATGTTTTCAGTGTGCAAGAAAACTTGCGCATTTTAGTCCTGGGAAAACGTGCACACTTGCCCGTAAAATTCGCCTCAATTCGATAGATTGCAAAAGTGGGTCTAGCGAAAGGAGGGGAGTCGCCAAGTTGGTTAAGGCACCGGAATTTGACTCCGGCATGCGCAGGTTCGATCCCTGCTTCCCCCGCCAAGCAATACCGGGCGCCACTTTCCAGATAGGTCTGGGCGCCACGAGATCCGCCGGCCGGGTGTTCCACACACGAGCTGGCGGGTTCGCCGACGATTGGCGCGCGCCAGTCGCAACAAGAGAGGGACCGCCCTGTCTTGTTGATCGCGGACGGACTGCGGGTTTAGCGCCGCAGGGTAGTTGGGAAGTAGTTGACCGTACCTTATCAAGAGAATGGCAAGCGCTGCTTTGTGCGCACGGCCGCGATCAACAAATCTAGCAGGCACCAGACAGCGCGGTTCGTGAAAATCCTTTCTTCAACACGGTATTTTCAAGGGAACGAGTCGCGCTGTGTGGTGGAAAGCGCCCGCTGAGCGCAGCGTCTGCAACGTGACCATGTCGGAGATCAGCACCGGCCACCACAATCCATAACTCCCTGACGAGCCCGTGAGATCCGGGCGAAACGCGAAAGCGTAGGAGTGGCCGCAAGAAGCACTATCCCGGGAAACGGCGGCTATACCCGGGCAGCCATACGCAAGGCATAGGTCGCAACCTCTGTGCGCGAGATTTGATAGGCCGTATGGGCAATGAGGTGGACAGCATGGAAAGACAGCCAGTTTAGCCGAGGTTCTGTAAAAACTTCGGGCCACCATTTCACAAAGCCTCGCCTCGTGCGGGGCTTTTTCATTTCAGGACCGACCATGAAGAAGCCGACCAAAATCCCGAAGCGCGTGATCTCCTACCAGAATCTCCCGGGCGGCCTGGGCCTTGCCCTGCTGGGCACGATCTGGCTGCTGATGGACCGCCTCGGCGCCGCGCCTTGGGGCTACGCCATCTTCGCGATCTTCGCCGCCTTCGTCGTCGGCAATGGCATCCACCGGATCTTCACCTCGACCTACATTGACCTGTTCGCGACCGGCTGGCCGGCCCTGGGCCTGCCCGAGCCGATCGTGACGCCGGGAACCCCGCCGGCGCCGGCGCACGGGGACCGCTATCCCGTGACCCTGACCGGCCACCAGATCCATATCTATCGCGGCCAGGGCGACGAGATCTATGTCCGCGTGCTGGACGAGCGCCGGAAAGTTGTCTACGAGTTCACCCCGAGCCGCTTGTATGAGGGCGAGGCCCTACACCTTGTCGGTCTCCGCATCGAGATCGACGCAACCCTTCACCGCTGACGCACGACGGCGACTCTGCTCGCAGAACATCGCGGGCCGCCAGCGCATTCCTAGTGGCGCGTTACGGATGCAGTCGTTGACGAACAAAGACCGCCGATTTCACACGGGGTAGCCGGGCCTCACCAGCTCGGCCGCCCTGTGCTTCACGCGGAGCGGGCGACGACCGAAGAATTAGCACGGGCACGTAAAGCCCTGCCATGAATACCGAAAGGCGCGCGATGACCCATTTCAACGGACCCGACTACATCCCCGAGCGCGATGATGCGCGGCTGTCCGAGCAGATGAGGACGATCCGCGACCTGATGATCGACGGCGCGTGGCGCACCCTGGGCGAGATCGCCAAGGCCTGCGCAGCGCCCGAGGCAAGTGTCAGCGCCCAGCTCCGCCATCTACGGAAGGAGCGTTTCGGCAGCTACACCGTCAACAAGGAATACGTCAGCAATGGCCTCTACCGATACCAGCTCCTTGCGCCCGCGCCTGCAGGCGCATGAAATGCACTACGCCATCCAGGCCAGATTGACCGACGCCGGCAACATCCTGATCGACACCAAGCACAACGACCTCGACGGCATCATGCGCTCGGTCTCGCGCAAGCTGGTCGACATGGAGAACGAGGCTGTCCGCGCCGCCCTGGTCGAGCTGGGCTGGACTCCGCCGGCCACAAGCCCGATCGACGTGCGCACGCCGTACCAGATCCAGATCGCCGCGCTGACCCGCTCCCTCACGAGCACCGATCACAACATTCTGTGTGCTGCGCTCCGCAACCTGGGCTGGGACAAGCTCGGCCGCGGCGTCTGGATGGAGCCCGAAAAAGCATGAGCGTGCAACTGTTCGCCGCCCTGTCCGGGCTCGTCCTCGTCGCCTCGCTGCACATGCTCGATCGCATGGACACCCGGAGGCCTCGACCATGACGGCCGCCGCACCGCTGAACACGGCGGACCTGTCGCCCGAGCAGGCGCGCGAGCTGTCCGCCCTCTGGTCCCGCTGGCAGTCGGCACTCTTGGAGCGCAACTACCCAGCCGCCGATCTGCTCCGCGACGAGTTGGCCGAGTGGGGAACCGCCGGCAACGCCATGATGCTCTGGCATCCGGTCTACGTGGAGCCAGTCGGCCGCGCCAGCGCGTGAAAGGTGTGCTTGCAGTAAGGGCAAGTGTAGAGCCGCAGGTTGAAGAACGGCCCGACATCGACCGCGTCAGAGTGGCCCCACTGGTAGCTGTCCCTGTCCTGGGCCTGCATAGGGCTCTCCGCCGTGCAGTAGCGGCGCGGGAGTGGCCTGCTGGACAGGAAGGCGAGGATGGGCGTGGGCGTCATAGGCTTGACTCGAAGGATACGAAAGCCCGAAGCATACAACATGCCGTCTTACCGCCATGTGTAAAGACGGACTATCAGGAGTGTGGATTGCCGCCGGCAGTCTCCACCCCCGATAGCGACCGCGAGCCGAGAGGATGAGAACCGACGGCCTGCGCTCCCGGTCTCGAATGCGCCGGCCACGCTGCTATCGAACACGCTTCACCCCTGCGCTCGGATCTTTCCGGCGCCGCCCCGGGCTCCGCAAGGAGTAGCCGGGGCACCCTTATTTATGGATCGCCGCCCGTGAGACTTCGTCGCACTCCCCACGAACGGCCGGACTTGACGCCCGAGCCCAGACAGCCGACATGCTACGACGCTCGCGATCCTCTGCGCCCATGGCTCGCCCTGGACGATGAACCGCCGGACGACGCCGACGACATCCAGCTCGCCCGCTTCATGGTGGAACACGGTCCGATCGCCACGTTTACGCCCGGCGACATCGTCCGACGTGAGCCGGCGCCGCCGCTGGACCGCCCCGAGCATAAGGATCCCGGCATGTTGTCGCTGGTCCCGTGCCCGTTGCCCGCCGCCTCGTTTACGTTCAGGCGCGCTTACCAGCGATCGGCCGGCGCCGGCCCACTGGACGAGTTGCCCCGCCGCGTGCACTACGTCGCTGGGCATCCACCTATGCGCCCCGAGCGTGATGTCCACCACCATGAAACGCAGCAGGCATGCGGGTTTGAGCCGGATTCGCCCCCTATTCACCACCAGCCTCCCAGCAGCACGCGCCCCTTCGGTCCCATGCGCTTCGCCCTGGAGATCGAGGACCACGTCGCCGGCCGCGCCCAGATCCGCCTCCTTGCGGACGACCAAGGCCTGATCGCCTCGACCATGGACGCCACCGAGGGCGAGATCCGCCTGCTGGTCGACGTGCCGCGCTGGGTGGACAAGCGCACCGTGAAGGAAATGCTCGCATCCGGCCGCTACATGCTGGCCGCGATCGAGCACGACACCCAGGAGAGCACATGAGCAGGACAGCAGCCGACATCGAGCGGGAGTTTATGGACACCTACTTGCCCACGCCGGCGCCCGGGCAGTCGCCATTCAAGTGGATGTCGCCCCTGTTCACGATAGAGCCCGAGGTTGCCGCGCTGGCCGCCAAGGGAATCGGGACATGCACCGTGGGCCAAGCGCCGGCGCCGCTCCTTACGGCCGAGTCGCTGCGCAAGACACGCGCAGCACTGGCCGCCGCCCTTGCGCCGGTCCAAGCCGAGATAGCCGAAGCGATGGTAAACGCGCACTTGTCCGGCACAAGCATTGGCCGCGTGCACTTCCTGCATAGCGAGGACTACGAAGATCTGCGCGCGCCGGCGTCGAGCACCGACGAGCGAGTAGGAAAGATCCTGTTCCCGGGGGAGGTTAGAACCTGGGGAGAGATCCGGTTCGTCACGATCCCGCCGCTCGCCGCCTGCTTGCCGCGCCCGCGCACCGCCACAGAGGCACCAAACGCCCCGGAGAGGCACGAACGCCCCCAGGGATGACACAACACACATGAAAGGAAGCCAAGACTGCTACAGAGCCCCAGAGGCAGGCATTCGAGGCCATAGAGACACATGGCAGAGGACACCAAGACTGAGAAGGCACCTGTAGCCTGGGATCTGGTAGAGGTCGATTACCGTGCGGGCATCCTCGCTCTACGGGCGATCGGCGCTAAGTACGGGGTATCGGACGCCGGCATCCTCAAGCGCGCGAAGAAAGAAGGCTGGACCCGTGACTTGGGCGCCAAGATCCGCGAGAAAGCGGCTGCGAAGGTTAGCGCGGCTGCGGTTAGCAAGCCGGTAAGTATACAAACCGCCGCTTACGAACGCGAACTCGTTGAAGCGAATGCAACACTCCAGTCCGACATCATCCTTGCCCATCGGCAAGACATCCAGCGCTCGCGCCGCCTCACCATGCGCCTGCTCAACGAGCTGGAGGCCCAGACCGACCACCTCGACCTAGTCGAACAGCTCCGCGAGGCGGTCTACGCCCCGAACGAGAACGGCGTCGACAAGCGCGACGAGCTGATCCGCAAGGTGATCTCGCTGGGCAGCAGGTCGAGCACGATGAAAACGCTCGCCGATTCCCTCAAGGTATTGGTCAGCCTGGAGCGCGAGGCCTTCGGTGTGGACGAGAACGAGAACAAGGGCGGCAGCGCCGTCGATGAAGTGATCAAGCGCGTGAAGGCCAAGCATGCGGCGCAATCTTGAGGACTCCCAGGCCGAGCTAGAAGAAACCATAGCGGCGCTGCGCGAGGACCTGGAGCTGCACCATGAAACGTGCATGTTCATCAAGGACAAGGCCGGCCGCCGGATCCCGTTTATCTGGAACAAGGCCCAGCACTACATCCATGCGCGACTAGAGGAACAGCTCGCCAAGACCGGCAAGGTCCGCGCGATCATCCTCAAGGGCCGCCAGCAAGGCGCCTCGACCTACATCGGCGCCCGCTTCTACGCGAAAACCTCGATCAACGAGGGCTTGGGCGCCTTCATCGTCGCGCACGAGCAGAAAGCGACGAACAACCTCTTTACGATGGTAAAGAGGTATCACGAGAACAACCCGCTCGCGCCGTCGACCAAGGCCTCGAACGCGCAAGAGCTGGTGTTCGGCGAGCTGGACGGCGGCTACAAGCTGGCGACCGCCGGCAGCAAGGATGTCGGCCGCTCGAACACGGCCCAGCTCTTGCACGCTTCGGAGTTCGCTTTCTGGGCGAACGCGCAGAGCCACATGGCGGGCCTGGGCAACACCGTCGGCAACAATGATGGCACTGAGATCATCATCGAGTCGACCGCGAACGGCACTTCGGGCGCCTTCCACTCCATGTGGCAGGACGCCGAGGCCGGGATCGGCGAGTACATCGCCATCTTCGTGCCGTGGTACTGGCAGGACGAATACCGCACGCGCGTGCCCGAGGGCTTCCAGCTCTCGAAAGAGGACGCCGCTTACATGGACGCCTACGGGCTGGACATGGAGCAGATGGCATGGCGATTCAACAAGATCGTCAGCTACGGCCAAGGCTTCGAGTGGCTGTTCGATCAGGAATACCCGGCAACGCCGGCCCTGGCCTTCCACTCCGCGACCGCCGACCCGCTGATCAATCCAACGTCCGTCATGGCGGCCGTGAACAGCGACTACCGCGAGCGCACGGGATCCTTCGTCATCGGCTGCGACCCAGCCGAATACGGCCCAGACCGCACCTCGATCGCCTTCCGCCACGGCCGGACGTGCTTCCGCATCGAGTACCACGAGAAGAAAGGCCCGATGGAAGTGGCCGGCATCCTGGCCGGCTACTGGAATGAGTTGAAGCCGGACGGCATCTTTGTCGACAAGATCGGCATCGGCGCCGGCATCGTGGACCGGCTCAAGGAGCTGGGCGTGCCCGTCATCGGTGTGAACAGCGCCGCCCGGGCCGAGGATGCCGAGCGCTACGCCAACAAGCGCGCCGAGATCTGGTATCGCATGAAGGAATGGATCGAGGACGCGCCGAACCGCCTCCCGCGCGATGCGGCCCTGATCTCGGACCTGTCGGCGCCCAGCTACAAGACGAAATCCAACGGCTCGCGCTTGATCGAGTCGAAAGAGGACATGAAGAAGCGCGGCATGCGCTCCCCGGACGGCGCCGACGCGCTGGCCATGACGTTCGCCGAGCCCGTGATCCCCCGATCGCAGCGCGAGGACGATTCCCGCCACTACGGTGGCAACGAACACGCCGGCGCCGCATCGAGCGCAGGTTATTGACCACCACAGAGGACCGACATGCAAGACAACATCAACAGCGATACCGAGTACGCCGCAGCGTGGAACGGTCCCGTGGGCGCGATCGCGCCGGCAGCGGCAGCAGCAGCACCGGCAGCGCCGGCGCCGGCCGCAGTGGCCGCTCCAGTCGCGCCGGCAGCGGCAGCAGCCAACGCTCCCGCCCAGGTTGCGGCCGATCGCGTCGCCACCGCAGCGCCGGCCGGCGACTTCGCCGATGCCTGGGAATCGTTCGCCTGACCACGTCACAGCGACACCAACGAATCACCGCAGCCCGCCTTGAGCGGGCTTTTTTACGGGCGTGCCCATGACAGAAGTAGTAGACAAAGACCAGCAGGAATACATCGTAGCGGCCGAGGCAGGCATGAACCGCGACGATAACGCCGCCTACCAGTCCGCCGCCATGGCCGCGCTCGGCCCCGTGCTGATCGCGCAGTTCGAGCAGGCCATGCTCGATCGACAAGAGACCGAACAGCGCTGGCTCAAGGATCTGCGCCAGTACCGGGGCATCTACGACCCGGAGATCGAGGCCAAGATCGGCGCGAACCGCTCCCGCGCCTTCGTCCGCGCTACCCGCGTGAAGGTCAAGACGGTCGATGCGCGCGTGGCGGACCTGCTTTTCCCGTCGACCTCCGATCGCAACTGGACGGCCGAGCCCACCGCTGTCCCGTCGGTCGACCGCGAGACCAAGCGCATGCTGACCGTGCAGCTCGCCCAGGAGATCGGCCGGGCGCCCGAGCGCCGCGAGATCGATGCGGCCGTGAAGAAGTTTGTCCAGCAGGCGGCCGATCGCATGACGGCCGTGATGGATGACCAGCTCGCCGAGGCCCGCTACAAGGAAGTGGCGCGCGACGTGCTGCATTCCGGCCACCTGTACGGCACCGGCGTGCTCAAGGCGCCTCTCGTGGAGCGCAAGACCCGCACCAAGTTCGTGCTGCAAAACGGCAAGTGGATCAGCGTGGTCGAGAGCTACGTCGTCCCGTTCCTCGAATACGTGCCCCTCTGGCGGTTCTACCCGGACATGTCGGCGACCACGCTGGCCGACTGCGCCTACGTGTACGAGCTGCACGAAATGCCGCGCCACCAGTTTGCCGCCCTGGCCCAGCGCCGCAAGTTCGCCGGCCAGAAGATCCGCGACTACATCCAGGCCAACCCGGACGGCGCCCGCATGCGCCGCACGCAGTTCCAGAGCGAGATCCGCCAGATCGGCGAGCGCGTCGCCACCAACCGCGACAAGGACGGTAAATACGAAGTCATCGAGCGCTGGGGATGGCTGGACGGCGAGAAGCTGGCCCAGACCGGCCTCGTGAACGTGCCCGAGGACCGTCTGCACGAGACATTCTTCGCGAATGTATGGCTGCTCCCGAACGGCGAGATCATCAAGCTCTCGCTGCAACCGATCAACGGCGTCACCTACCCGTATCACCTGTACTACGCCGACAAGGACGAGACCAGCATCTTCGGCGACGGCTTCGCCTCGATCATGCGCGACGACCAGACCATGATCAACGCGGCAACGCGCATGGTTCTGGACAACGGCGCGCTGACCGCCGGCCCGCAGCTCGAAGTGAACATGCGCCTCCTGTCTCCGAGCGAGAAGGCGGACGACATGTACCCCTTCAAGATCTGGAAGCGCAACGGCGAGGACAACTCCCAGCCGGCGATCCGCGTGATCAACATCCCGAACGGCCTCGAATACCTGATGCCGATCGTTGAAATGTTCCAGCGAAATTCGGACGACGTGACCGCGATCCCGCGCTACATGCAGGGGCAGAACGCCACCGGCGGCGCAGCGGGCACCGCGTCGGGCATGTCGATGCTGCTGGCGAACGCCTCGATCGTGATGAAGGACCTGCTCACCAACTACGACGAGGTGACGCGGACCTTCATCGACGCGCTGTACAAGTGGAACATGGCTTTCAACCCGGACAACTCGATCAAGGGTGACTTCGACATCAAGGCGCGCGGCACCGCCTCCCTGATGGCGAAAGAAGTGCGCGCCCAGCAGCTCGACCAGTTCGCCGCGACGATCTCCCCCGAGGACGCGCCTTACATCAAGCGCGAAGAACTGTTGCGCCAGCGTGCCCAGGCCCACGACCTGACCAGCATCATCAAGACCGAGGACGAGGTCAAGGCGGAGCAGAACAACGAGGCAGCGAAGGCCCAGGCCGCGCTGGCCCAGCAGATGCAGGAATTGCAGCTCAAGACCGCGCAGCTCCAAGTGGAGAAGCTGGCCGGCGAAGTCGCCAAGCTCAACGCCGATGTCCTGCGCCTCCAAGCGATCGCCACGAAAACCAACGTCGACGCGGCCTATGCCGGCATGCAGGCGGGCGGCGTCGCCACCGCGCGGCCGGAAGTCGCGCCGGCGGGCGATGCGATCCTCAAGTCGGCCGGCTTCGTTGACCGGACCCCGGCCGAGCCCACCCCCGGAGCGGCCGCGCCGGCGGATCCGGGCGCCCAGGTTCCCCCGATGCCGGCGGATCCAGCAGCCGGCCGCGACCCCATCGGCGGGGAAGTCGGCGCAACCGCCGGCGCACTGGCCGGCATCGAGACCCCTCAGATCGAGGGATAACACCCCTACACAGGAAAAACATGAGCTATTCGTTCTCTATCAAGGCCCCGAACAAGGAAGCGGCGCGCGCCGCCGTTGAAGCGCAGTTCGATGCAACCGTGCTGGCCCATCAGCCGATCCACGCGCGCGATCGCGCCGCCATCCTGGCGAACGCCAGCGCCGTGATCGATCTGGTAGCCGACGACGACACTAAGGATGTCACCGTGTCGTGCAACGGCTACCTGAGCTGGTCGGGCGCCGGCGCCTTCACCCCGGAGACCGCGCCGGTCGGCAGCGCTTCGATCGGCTGCTACGCCGCGCTCGTCGCACGCGAGGCGTAAGCATGAACATCCAGAAAGCAGCATCCTTCGTCGCCACCCCCGCCATGAACGGCGGCACGACCACGCTGGAGGCGACCCCGGAAATGGACGGCGGCACGACCACGCTGGAACTGCGCGGCGAGCCGAACCCGCAAGTCGCGCACCTGAATGCCGTCTACGGCGGGATCGGCATTGCCGGCGGCGCCATCGAAGGCGCCGACACCGCCGTCTGGACCTTCCGCGCACCGGCTCCCTTCATCATCCCGTCCGTCGGGCGCGATCTCTGGTATCACCCTAGCGCATACGACAAGAGCGGCCCGGGCGGCATGGTGGCCGCCGGCGACCAGCCGCTCACCGCCAAGATCGTGGCTGTTCACAACGATCGCATGGTCAACCTCGTGATCTACGACTACAACGGCAACGCGCACCGCCGCACCTCCGTGAAGCTGCTCCAAGGCCACGACGACGCGCCGGAAAACGGCGGCTATGCCGAATGGACGCCGCAACAGAAGGTAGGCGCACTGTAATGCGGACCAGCGAGCAGCACCGCGCCGCAATCACCGAGGAATTGGCGGCCCTCCGCGAGTACCGCGCGATGCCCCAAACCCGGATGCTGCTGGCCCTGCTCGACGCGCTGGCCGAGGACGCGCTGCACTCGCTGGCGACCGTGACCCCGGAGAAGCTGGGGCGCCGGCAAGGCGCATACGCCCAACTCGTCGCGCTGCGCGAGGCCCTGGGCAGCGATGACCCGGACCGATCGCCGATCGTCACCTAACCAGCAGCACCCCGAAGAAACCCGCCTCCGAGCGGGTTTTTTTTCGCCCGGACATGCCACCAACAGGAGAACCCCATGGCAACCACTACCCAAAAGCAGGAAGAAGAAGCGGCCGAGTTCGCGCAGCAGTTCGACGCGGCCGAAGTGCCCAAGACCGAGCCCTCCGAGGACGAAGTCTTTGGCCTGACCGAACCGGCCGGCGAGCCGGCAGCAGAAGCCGCGGCGGAGCCCGCAGGCGAGCCAGCAGGCGAACCGGCGGCCGATCCGGCACCGGAACCGGCCGCTGAACCCGTCGAAAGCGACGCCGAGAAGGCCCTGAAAGAGCGCGAGGCCGCGATCGCCGCCCGCGAGGCCGAGCTGGACGCACGCGAGGCCGCAATGGCGACTTCGAGCGTCGAGCGCACCGAAACCGTCGACGGCGCACCCGTCACCCCAGCGCCGGCCGAAGAACCGGGCGACCTGGGCGGCGGCCGCGACTACGGCAAGGAGCTGGCCGAGGACTTCGGCGAGGACTTCGTCGCGCTCCTGACCGGCTTCATCGAGCAGATCGCCGCCAAGAAGGTCGGCGAAGGCCTGGGCGGCGTGTCGGCCACCGTGGACGAAGTGATCGACCACCTGCGCAACGTCAACCAGCAAAACCACTTCAAGGCGATCGCCGCCGCCCATGAGGACTTCATGGAAGTGGTCGAGTCGCCGGACTTCAACGCATGGAAGGCCTCGCAGTCGCCGGAAGAACAGGCCGACATTCAGCGCGTGGTCGACGCCGGCAGCGCCGAGGAAATCATCGGCCTGCTCACCAAGTTCAAGCAGTCGAAGGCCGGCGGCGTGGACGACGACGCCCTGGCCGACGCAGAAGGCGTGCGCAGCGGTTCGATCTCGCTCCCGAAGGCTCCGACCGCATCGGACGACTACGCCCGGGCGTGGAACGAAGCGTAATCGCTGTCCCGTGCCAGTGCGGACCTCACTGGCAAACACCCCCATCCGGCCACTCGGCCGAACCCATCAGCCACATTAAATAGGAAACCCAATGGCAGATACCAAGTATGGCGATATTTCGCCGCGTACCGCAGCCTACGCCGAAAAAGAGCTGCTGAAGCGCGCATTGCCCTTCATGGTCATCGAGAAGTTCGGTCAAGCGAAAGCTCTGCCCGCGAACAACTCGAAAACCATCACCTTCCGTCGCTACTCGGCCCTGGACACCACTCCGAGCGCCCTGACCGAAGGCGTCACCCCGGGCTCGCAGACCATGGCGAGCACGGACATCCCGTGCACCCTGACCCAATACGGCTCGATGATCACCATCACCGATGTCGTGCTGGACACCCACGAGGACAACGTCCTGAACGAAGCGATCGAGCTGCTGGGCGAGCAGGCCGCGCAGATGATCGAGCGCATGCGCTACGGCGTGCTGCGCGCCGGCACCAACGTGGTCTACGCCAACGGCGCCAGCCGCGCGGCCGTGAACACCGTGATCACCCTGGCCGCACAGCGCAAGGTGGTCCGCGCTCTGAAACGCCAGAACGCGGAGCAGATCACCAAAGTGGTCAAGTCGACCCCGGCATTCGGCACCGAAGCCGTCGCCAAGTCGTATATCTGCCTGATCCACCCGGACATGGAGGCCGACGTGCGCAACATGGTCGGCGCCGACGGCAAGATCGTGTTCGTGCCGGTCGAGAAGTACGGTTCGATGACCCCTTACGAGAACGAGATCGGCAAGGTCGAGGACGTGCGCTACCTGTCGTCCACCATCTTCGCCCCGTTCCTCGACGCGGGCGGCGTCAAGGGCTCGACCCTGTCGAACGGTGGCGCGAACTCGGACGTGTACCCGGCCCTGTACATCGCGGCGAACGCCTACGCCGTGGTTGCCCTGAAAGGCATGTTCGCGCTGACCCCGATGGTCGTCAACCCCAAGCCGAGCGATTCGGATCCGCTGGCGCAGCGCGGGCGCGTGGCGTGGAAGGCCATGCAAGGCGCGGTCATCCTCAATGACCAGTGGATGTGCCGCCTGGAGGCGGCCGTCACCGCCTAACGCCTAATCGGCCCGTAGGCACCCAAAACGCCCGCCAGCGCGCGGGCGTTTTTCATCCCCTTCAAGAATCAGGAGCACAAAATGGCAGCAGCAAAAGACACCAGCGTTACCACCATCGACGACACCGCACCAGTGAAAGCGGCGCCGCGCGCCAAGGACATCCCTGTTTCGGATGCCGGCGACAATCTGAGCGGCGAAAAGATGGAAGTCATCATCAATGCCGGCGAGGGCGAGATCGGCCGCCAAGCCGTTTTCCTGTCGATCAACGGCCATGGCCTGCTGATCCCGCGCGGCGTGCCGTGCTTGGTCCCTACCGAAGTGGTCGAGATCCTCGACAACGCTACCCAGGTCATCTACGAACCGGGCGAAGGCGGCAAAGTGATCGAGCGCGAAGTCAAGCGCTTCTCGTACACCGCTCGCACCCCGCGCACCGTGAAGTAATCCCGGCCGATGGTTGCTCTCTCTGACTTCATGCCGTATGTCCTGCCCTACGTGGCAGGCTGCACGTATCCGCTGGCCGAGCTGCATATCCGCGACATTTGCATCGACTTCTGCACCCACGCGCCGATCGTGCAGGAAACGCTCGATCCGATCGACGTGGCCCAGGGTCAGACCGAGTACGACATCGGCACCGCTCCCCAGACCGAACCCGCGCTCATCCTGGGCGCCACCTATCGCGGCCGGCCGCTGTCGATCCTGAAAGCGGACGACATCAACCTCGCGCAGACCCGCCAGCACATGCAAGAGCCGCGCGGGATCCTGGCCGGCCCGCGCAGCGTGTTCGAGCTGGACTACACCCCGGCCGAGGACGCCGCCGGCGCGATCGTGCTGCGCGTGTCGACCAAGCCGACGCGCCGCGCCACGAACGTGGCCGACGTGCTGTTTAACGACTACGCCTACGAGATCGGTCAAGGCGCCATCGCGCGCCTGATGATGATCCCCGGGCACGAGTTCAGCGCGCCCGCCCTGGCCGGCGCCTACCACGAGAACTACCTGCGAGCGCGCACCGAGGCCCGGATCCGGGCCGAGCAGTCGTTCGGCCGGTCCTCGTCCCGCGTGCAGCCGCGCGCCTTCGGCTAAGCCAGCCCCGTCCGGGGCTTTTTTTTCGCCTGTACGAAAGCACCCTCATGGGAACCATCAACGCCAGCGCCGTCATCGATCGCGCCGCGAGCCTGCTGCAAGATACCCAATTCCGGCGCTGGTCCCGCGAGCGTCACCTTGACTGGCTCACCGACGGCCAGCGTGAGGCCGCAATCCTCAACCCGGGCCTGTATGTACTCTCGATCAGCCACCCGCTGAAAAAGGGCACCAAGCAGGACATGCCGGCCGATGCGCGCGCCCTGCGCGACATCCCCTACAACACCGACGGCGCCTCGATCACGCCGGTAGCCCGCCGATCGCTCGATTCGCAGGTCCCCGACTGGCACTCGCCCACGCGCGCGAACAAGCGGGTCCTGCACTTCTGCTACTCGCCTGATCAGCCCAAGCAATTCCACGTCTACCCGCCCTCACCCGGCGGCAACTCCGTCGAGCTGGTCTACGAGGCCATCCCGCCGGCGCTCTCGGCGGGTTCGCAGATCTCCCTGGACGACTCCTACACGGGCGCCCTGGTCGACTACCTGATGCACCGCGCATACGCGAAGGACAGCGAGTACGCCGGCAACGCGGATCTCGCAGCGCTGCACTACTCGCGCTTTGTCTCCCTCGTGAAAGGCACCGCGCCGGCAGCGCCGGCCGCGACCTGATCACCCAGCTTTACCCACCCACCAATAGGAGCCTCCAATGGCAGGACTTTCCAATTACGCCGAGCAGGGTGTGCTGAATGCACTCCTGCGCGGCCAAGCACTCCCCACGCCGGCGACCGCATCGCTGCGCTTGGCACTGTTTACGGCTGACCCGACCGACGCCGGCAACCTCAACGAAGTGCCAGCTTCGGCGACGTGGTACGCGCGCACCCTCACCGGGACGTGGAGCACGCCGGCAGTCGCGGGCACCTCGCATCAAGTCGTCAACAACGCCTCGATCACCTTCAATGCCGTGACCGTCAACCCCGTGACCGTCACCCACATCGGTGTGTTCGATGCTGCGACCGACGGCAACATGATCTTCTCGGCGCCGCTGCAATCGGCCAAGACCCTGCAAGTCGGCGACGTGCTGAGCTTCGCGCCCAACACCCTCGTTCTCTCGCTGGACTAATAGCCCGCCATGAATTCCTTTAGCCTCAATAGCGCGGCGCTCAACTCCAGCGTTACGAGATTCGTCCTGGCCAGCGCCGTCTGTGTGGCTTTAGGAACGGCGACGGCAGAGCCAACCCGCACCACCCAGGGCATTCCAGAGACCGCCGCAGTCGTCGCAGAGGCGACGGCGGCGGGCCTGCGCACGGCCCTCCCAACAGTACAGGCGGACGCGCAATCGTCCGCTCAGGCGGACGGCCTGATCGCCATCACGGCGTATGCGCGCGCGAATGTCACGGCGGAAGCCAAGGCGTCGTACACGCTCGCCTATTCCGCTACCCAGGTCGGCACCAGCGCGACCGGGACCATCATCCAAGGCGGCGCCGGCCGCGCTGACTCCGTCGCCACTGCGACGGCAGCAGCAGATCGCACCGCCTACGCCGAGGCCACCGGCGAAGCGATCGCCGCCAGCCGCGCCGATGCCGGCGTAAAGCGGTCCGGCCAGTCGACCACCCAACGCGACGCCTACGACGTGTTGCCGGCGGCATCGAGCAGCACCGGATCCGCGATCGGCGTGCGCACGGCGCGGTCCTACGCGACGGCCGAAGTGCTGAGCGCCGGATCCGCGACCCCGACCCATATCCACGGCGGCCGGGCCAAGTCCGTCGCCGAGCTGACGATCTACACGATCGCAGCCGCCGACGAAGCCTACTGCTCGGCCACCAGCGCGGCGACCGCGCGAGCCATGGTCACGCACTCGGCTGTGGTCGAGATTGCGGAAACCGCCAGCACGGCCACCGCTATCCCCCTCGTCACGGTCTCCGCCTCGATCGCGCCGATCGAAGTGGTCAGCGATGCCACGGCAAGCGCTATCACCGCGCAGCGAGGCGCCGCCCAGGGCGTGAGCGTCTTGCGGATCGATGCAGAGGCCCGACTGGCCCACATCGGCAGCGCGATCGCGGCCTGCTCCAGCTCGGCCAGCGCCGCGCCCTGGGTCTACCGCCCAGCCGCGGCCGACGCGCTCATTACCTCGGAGGCCTCGGCCATCGCCCACCGCCGGCACGCCGGCGAGGCCTCGATTACCGCCACGTCGAACGCCACCGCGCTTGCGATCGCGAACCCGGCAGTGCCAGCGCCGCTATCTCGAACGATGCGCGTGCCGGCGCAGGACCGGGCTATCCGCGTTCCCTCCCAGAACCGAACCATGAAGGTATCCGCATGATTTTAGGCACCCACGAGCAGCAGCCGGCCGATCGGCTCGACTACGACGTGATTTTTGACGACTGGCTCGCGACGGGCGACGCGATCGACGCCTCGACCGTCACCGTCGTGGTCGACAAGCCGGATCTGACCGTGTTCTTCACGATCAGCGGCAACACCGTCAAGGTCTGGGTCGAAGGCGGCACCAATCGCACCACGTACAAGATCACCGTCACGGCCGAGACCGACGACGGACGAAAGAAGCAGGACGAGTTTATCGTCAAGGTTAAGGAATACTGATGACGCAACTGTTCACCAACAACGCCGCATCCGAGCTGGCGGCCAACATCACCGCAGCCGCCACCAGCATGACGCTCAAGGCGGGCGACGGCGCGAAGTTCCCGAACCCTGGCGCCGGCGACGACTTCAAGCTGACCCTGTTCCAGAAAAGCGGCACGAGCGAGATCAATCACGAGATCGTGCTGTGCACGGCGCGCGCCGGCGATGTCATCACCATCGTGCGCGCCCAGGAAGGCACGACCGCCCGCGCTTACAACACCGGCGACCCGGTCGAGCTGCGCCAAACCGCCGATGCCGTGCTCCCAGCTCGCAACGGCGCGCTGACTGGTCCGCTCAACGAGGCGCCGAGCGTCACGATCGCCAGCGCGGCCTCCATGAACATCGGGACGGCCAAGGCAAACACCATCATCGTCACCGGCACGACCACGATCAACGCTTTCGACGCCGCAGCCGCCGGCATCGTGCGCCGCATGACGTTCCAGGGCGCGCTCACGCTTACCCATGGCGCGGCCGCATTGAACCTGCTGACCGGGGCGAACATCACCACGGCCGCCGGCGACTGGTGCGAGTGGGTATCGGCCGGCGCCGGCAAATGGAACATGGCGAGCTACACCCGCGCCAACGGCGATTCGCTGGGCGTGGTCTCCGTCGCCAAGGGCGGCACCGGCGCCTCGACCGCAGCGGCCGCGCGTACTGCGCTCGGCGCGGCGGGCACCGATCAGCCCGTGTTCGGCACCAGCGTGGAGATCTCGCACGCATCCGGCGAGGTGCAAGAGACCCTGAAATCGGGCGCCAAGTACGCCCGCTTGTTCTACCGCTCGTCCGATGAACATTTCGGCATCTACACGTCCGACGGCGTCACGACGGCGACCCGGATCCGCATCGTCGGCATTGGTGGCTACATCGCGATCGCCGAAGGCGCCGGCAATGTCCTGATCGGCACCACGACCGACGACGGCACGAACAAGCTGCAAGTGAACGGCGCGGCGAAAGCTACCTCGTTCGTCGGCCCGCTCACCGGCAACGCCTCCACCGCGACCAAGCTGGCAACCCCGCGCGCCATCAACGGCGTCGGGTTCGACGGCTCGGCGGACATCACCGTGCAGGACAGCACCAAGCTCCCGCGCGACGGCAGCGCCGCCATGACGGGCAACCTGAATACGCGCACGCCACTGTGGTACTCGACCATTCAGGAAGTGACCAGCGGCCCGGTAATGACGCCGGACGCCCAGGTTGCCAAGAACGCGGTCTCGTTCTCGCCGCTCCTGCACCAGCGCACGACCATCCCCGATTATGGCTATCGCCAGCATCTTGCGATCGGCGCCTATCGCTATGGCACGGCCACCTTTGGCGGCGGGATCTTCTTCGCGATCGGCGATAACGACGCCTATGCCAGCAAGTATTTCCTGATGGACGATGGCGGCAACCTGACGTGGCAACCGTCCGGCCGTCGCTTCCTGCATTCGGAGAACTACGGCGGCTACGGCACCTTTACGACGAACCTCTCCACCACCGGCCGCGTCACGGCCGCCGGCGCAGAAGGGTTCTCCAGTGCGACCTACGTGATCAACGGGCGTAGTCCGATCTGGCGCTTCGGCAATGCCGAAGGTTACGGGATCAGCTACTTCCAGGGCACGGCGGGCTACGCAGGCGTCGACTCGATTGACTTCCACTTTGGCACGGCCACCTCGGCGGCCGCCAAGTTCTCGGTCAACCACAACGGCGATGCTCGCGTCGCCGGCACGATGCGGGCTGCAAACTACATCGTCAAGACCAGCGACGGCGGCGAGATCCTGCGCAGCTACAACACGACCGCCGAGGGCGAGCCGGCGCAGTTCTACATCGCGCACAACTATGGCGGCGTGGACATCGGCAACTCGCGCGGCCCGGTCAACCTGCTCGGCAACGCCACCTACGCCACGAACAGCACGCGCCTGTACGCATCGACCTCCCCGTATGGCTACGGCGGTAGCAACCCGTACTACATGGCGGTGGAATACAACTCGGGCCAGGGCCGGTGGCGCCTCTCGGTGTACCCCAACACGCCGGCCGATGTCGGCGTTCACTATGCTGATAACGCCGGCCTGCTTGCCGGCGCTGCGCCTTCATATAGCGCAGTCGGCAACAGCATCGCGAAGCGCGACCCCAACGGCTACCTGCTCGGCAGCTACATCAACATGACCGATGATGGAAATCCGGGCAGCAACTCCAGCGCCGTCACCGCGATCATCACCAAGCGAGGGGATGATTACTACCGCTCGACCAACGCGGCCGCTGTAAAGACGTTCCTCGGGCTCAATCAGGCGTGGAACTGGTCAGGCCAGTCGGGACAGCCTACGTGGCTGTGGGGTAGCGGCGACGGCGTCAACATGTATGTGTGGAACCCGTCCAACTTTAGCGTCAACTTCGCCAACGTGGCGGGGAACACGCAATCGGTGGCGGGCGCTACCCATACCGGCAACACTTGGACCGGGATGCAGGCCATCCAGACCAACGCCGGCTCGACCTCCTGGGTAGGCAACAACAACAACTGGAACCTGCGCGTCCAATGTACGGACAACGGCGGTGCGGTTATGTCGTTCCTGCGCTCCGGCACCTATGGCATCAACATGGGCCTGGACTACGACAACATCTTCCGTATCGGCGGGTTCTCGGCATCGGGATACCTGTTCCAGATGGACATGTCCGGCAATCTGACCATGGGCGGCAACGTGACCGCTTACTCGGACGAGCGGCTGAAACGCAACTGGAACCCGATCGCCCCTGACTTCATCCAGCGCTGGGCCGGCGTGAAGTCCGGCACCTACGAGCGCATTGACTCTGGCGAGATCCATGTCGGTCTCAGCGCCCAGGCGGTGCAGGCCGTGATCCCCGAGGCCGTCAAGGAGCAGTCCGACGGCTACCTGTCGCTCAACTACGGCAGCGCTGCTGCGGTTGCCACCGTCGAACTCGCCAAGGAAGTAGTGCGGCTGAGCGACCAGCTCCAGATGGCTCTGGAAACGATTGAAGTCCTGAAAAAGAAAGTAGGTATGTAGATGAAACGCACCGTAGAAAACGTGAAAGCCACCTTCAACGCAGCCGGGCAGATCGCCAAGCTGTCCTTCGACGCCGTAGTCGATGACCAGAAAGGCGGCCGGGCCGCCTCCCCCTTGACAGTGACCGGGCCATTCCCAGCGCTTGCCCAGGGCGAGGAACCTACCGCCGGCCAGTTGCAGGAGATCGCAATGGAGCTGGCGGAAGGCATGGGCGGAATGTTCGTGCACTTGGAATCAAACGTCATCGCGGCCGCCACTCCAGTGTTCAAGCCGGACGCGCCAAAAGTGCTGACCGAGCAGGAGCAACGGCAAAACATGGTTGCGCAAGTTGACGTGATGATCGCCGGCGTCATCACCCGCTTTACCCGCTTCCAGATGGGCTACGTGGAGCGCGAGGCGGCAGCGCGAGCCTATCAGGAAGCCGGCTACACTGGCGAAGTCAGCCCGTGGATCAGCCACTTCGCCGATAACGCGGGCCTGAGCTACGCCACTGCGGCCGATCGCATCATCGCGCAAGCCGACGCCCTGCGCGCGGCACAGTTCAAGCTCGATGCCGAGCAGCGCATGCGTAAGTACGCCATCCTCTCGGCCCCGACCATCGAAGTTGCGCGCACCGTGTTCGCCGACATTCAGGCCCAGGTCAACCAGATCGAGGCGGGGCTGTAATGGCACTGCCATCGTCCGGCTCGATCTCGGCCAGTCAGATCAATGTGGAGTTCGGCCGCGCGGCCGGGACCACCCTGAGCCTGGGAGATTCCTTCTGGCGTGGCAAGGCCGGGGTGGCGAGCGGCACGATCAGCTACAGCAACTTCCGGGGCAAGAGCAACTTCACTGCGGTCGGCTATAGCGTCGTGGTCCCCGGAAAGTCCAACCCGAACAGCGGCGCAACCTTCGTGGGGCGACCGAGCGTGACAGTGACCGGCTCAGGGTCGTACAACTTCGCATGGGAACTGACCACTACGCCTGTCGGCGTGACGCTGACCAACAACACGCTGCAAAGCCCGAGCGTGAACAAGACCGTGCTCAAGAACGGCTCCTTCTATGCCACCGCGATCCTGAAATGCACCGTGACCGATACGGTAGCCAATCAGACCATCGTGGTGGAAGGGATCACGGTCGAGTTCCAGATTGATCAGGACGCATAATCAACCAACGGAGCATAGCCACTCATGCAATATAGCGACGCACGCAAACACATCGAAACCGGCGACCTGATCGCCGTGCGCGGCCGCACCGGCGTACTGGCGCCGATGACGCGGTTCTTCACCCACTCGCCATACACCCATGTCGGCATCGCCTTCTGGAACGCAGAAGGCGAGCTGTGGATGTCCGAGATCAACGGCGGCCACAACCACGCGATTCCGCTGTCCCAGCTCGACGGCATTGACTTCGATGTGTACGCCCGCCCGGACGGCGTCACCATCGAGGCCACGATCGCCGCGATCCGCGCCGCGCTGCGCAAGCGCATCAAGTACGGTTGGCTCTCGATCCCCGTGATCGGCCTGATCAACTTCCTGCGCCTGAGCGTGACCATCAACGCGCGCAAGGTCCTTTCGTGCGCCGGCTATTCCGTGATGACCTACGAGGCCGCGGGCTGGCCCAAGCGCACGCGGATCCTGTCGCCGGGCGATCTCGCCAAGATGCTCCGCTTCAAGCTGGCCGTCGGCAAGCCCAGGTAGTCGCGCTGTTTTTTCCGTGAGCCCGCTTCGGCGGGCTTTTTTTTCGTCCTCAACCACCCACTCCAGCCCACAACCATGCCACACCCGGAAGAAACAGCAGCCATGGCTACCAAAGCATCACCTCCCATCGCAGTCGCGGCCGCGAACACGTTCTCGGATCTGACCGTGCCCGACATCGTCAACTATCTCACGCTGGTCTATCTGGTCCTGATGATCTCGCATAAGGCGTGGTCGATGTGGCGCGAGTACAAGGCCACCGGCAACGCGGCCTGGGTCCCGCGCTCGAAGGAGCGGCGCGGCACCCGCGAGCGCTCGCCGGCCAGCAAGGAGGCGCCTGAATGAGCCTCGCAAGTAAAGGACCGCTGACCGCGATCGCGCTGGCCTCGGCCGCACTGGTCTCCAGCGTGGCCTACCTCGAAGGCACCCGCTACGTGCCCTACGAGGACATCGTCAACGTCTGGACGGTCTGCGAAGGCTACGCCGGCGCCGACGTGGTCCGCAACAAGGTCTACACCCGGGCCGAGTGCGACGCGCTGACCAAGCGTGAGCTGCTGGCGAAGGGCCGCGCGGTCCTGCGCTGCGCCAAGGTCCCGCTCCAGCAGCACGAGTACGACGCCTACACCCTGTTTGCATACAACGTCGGCGAATCCGCCTTCTGCCGGGCCTCGCTCGTGAAGAAGCTGAACGCCGGCGATCGCGTGGGCGCCTGTAACGGGCTGCTGGCGTGGTCCTACGCCGGCGGCCAGCACGTACCCGGCCTGTTGCGGCGCCGCGAGTACGAGCGCCGGCTGTGCCTGGGCGAGATCCCGAAGCAACACAGGTCCCCGTAGACCCTCACCAGTGGCGATCAACACCGTTTGATCGCCACTTTTTGCCGAATTTGAGCAACAAACGATGGAGCACCACATGAATTTGCCGAAACTGGCCGTTGCCACCCCTCCCCTCTGGATCCGCCTGCTGTGCTACCTGCTGATCGGCGCCGGCCTGTTCCTCCTGGGCGTGCTGTGGGGCGAGACCGCCGCCGGCGAGCGCGAGCTGGCCCGGGCCGAGCAGCGCGCCGAGCAGACCACCAAGCTTACCCAGGCCACCGTGCGCGTCATGTGGAAAACCGAGATCAAGTACCGCGACCGGATCCGCACCGTCTACCAGAAAGGAGAAACGATTGAAAAACAAGTCCCTGTCTATGTCACGCCTGCTGATGACGGCCGTTGCAGCATCAATGCTGGCTTCGTGCGGACATACAACGCCGCGTGGGCAAACGAGCCTGCCGGACCTGTCGCCGAGTCTGACCGAGAACCCGCCGGCGTTCCGCTATCTGAAGTCGCAGCCGTCGACGCCCACAACGCCACCGCCTGCCACGCATGGCGCGAACAAGCACTCGGCTTGAGAGAGGCCTACGGCAAGTTGAAGGCCACGATTGAAGGAGGCGCCCAATGAGCCCGCCGATCAGCCTGCGCAAGTTCGCCGGCATCTATCCGCGCGTGAACCCGACGGATCTCCCTGCGAATGCCGCCCTGGTGGCGGAGAACATCGATTTTGGCTACAACGAGCTGCGATCGGTGGCCGGCGACTTCCGCATGCGCGAGCTGGCGATCGCCGCGCAGTCGGTATTCAGCGAGGACGGGCTGCGCTTCTATGCGTGGACCGAGGACGTTGACGCGGCCGTGAGCCCGTTGCAGTCCGGCGACGCCTCCGATCGGCTGTACTACACCACCGGCAGCGACTTCCGCGTGACGCCGATCTCGCTGGCGACCCTGGGCGGATCCACGCCCACCACGAGCTTCCGCGTGGGCGTGCCGCGCCCGACCAAGGCGCCGCGCGTCGACGTGGTACACCCGCCCGAGCCGGCGCCGCCCGAGGTCGAGGTCGATGCCGAGCCGGCCGACACCTACGAAACGCGCCTCGCGGCCGCGACGGAGGCCAAGATGGCCGCCTTCAAGGCCGCGAAGCAGTACACCACCGAAACCCGGGCCTACGCCTACACCTACGCCAACGTGTACAACGAGGAAGGCCCGCCGAGCCCGCCTACCGTTGTCGAGGTGAAGTCGATCAGCTACGACGGCGTCACCACCTACAGCACCGTGACCGTGACCGTGGAATTCGACCCGGCCGGCGACTACGTGCCGATCAGCGAGGCCCGGCTGTACCGCACGTCGGGCAGCACGACCAACTCCGACTACCTGTACGCCATGGCGATCCGCCCGGGCGCACCGCAGGTAGTGGACGCGGTCAAGGCCGGCGCGCTCAACGAGCCGCTGTCGAGCCTGAGCGCCTACCCGCCGGATCCCAAGCTGCGCGGCCTGTTCAACATCGGCAACGGGATCCTGTGCGCGTGGAAGGGCCGCGAGCTGTGGTTCAGCGACCCTTACCGGCCGTGGTCCTGGCCGCCCGAGTATGTCGTCACGGTCAAGAACACGATCGTCGGCGCCGCGCGGCACGGCACCGGCGCGCTGGTGACGACCGTAGGCGAGCCCTACATCGTTTCCGGCGTGAGCCCGGACGCCATGGCGCAGCTCCCGCTCGAAATCGCCCAGGCCGGCGTGTCCAAGTGGTCCCTGATGAGTCTCGCCGGCGTGGCCGTCTATGCCTGCCATGACGGACTGGTGACGATCCAGGGCGGAACCCCGAGCTTCAACCTGTCCGAACGCTTCTTCACCCGCGACGTGTGGCGATCGCGTTACGGCCCATGGCTGAACACCATGCAGTTTGCCCGCTACGACGGCCGGCTGATCGTGTTCTCGAAGTCGAACAAGTTCAAGGCCTTCATGGTCGACCTGTCGGAAGGCGGCGGGGAAATGACGGAGTTGCCGAACTTCGAGGCCTCGACGGCGCTGGTCCTGACCACGTCGGACCAGATGTATACGGTCAAGGGCAATGCCCTGTACCAGTTCGGCGGCGGCGCCCCGCTCCCGCTGCGCTGGAAGTCCGGCGACATCGTCCTGCCGGCGCCGGCCGTGCTCGCGGCCGTGCAGGTCGAGTGCGAGGGCGAGTTCACCATCAAGTTCTACCAGAACGGCGTGCTGGGCTACACCGAGAACGTCACCACCGGCAGCACGACGTTCCACACCCCGAGCGAGCCCATGGACGGGCATGCCGGGCTGGAGCCGTCCGACCGCTGGCAGTTCGAGATCAGCGGCACCGGCCGCTTCAAGTGGCTCAAGGGCGGCCCGTCCATTCGAGGATTAAAGGAAATCTAACATGGCAGCAGTACCGTCGATCTCGTCGGCATCCATTCAGGCGGTCAAGGATCCCCAGGTGCGCGATGTCCTGCGCGCGATGGCCGACGGCATCGCCGTGCGCAATGGCGACGTGGGCAACGGGGATCAAGCATTCCTGACCATGGCCGACCTGCGCGGCGGCAAGGGTAAGGCGCTGGTAAAGGCGATCAGCGCGCCACTGGCGGCCGCGATCACCGGATCCGACCCCGGCCAGCCGCTCGCCGAGCTGGCGAACCAGCTCCGCGACTCGATCATGCGCTCGCCGGCGTGGCTGGCGATGTTCTCGCGCCTGCAAGCGATCGACGCGCCCGACACTCTGCCCGGCAGCTTCGCCTACCAGCTCTTGCAGGAGGCCCGCGCCCGGCAAACCGGGATCTACCGCGTCGAGAGTCAAGTAGCGGACACGAACGAGCAGCTTGTCTCGACCCGGGAAACGCTGGTTGCGCGCCTCGGCGAGAACACGGCCGCCATCGGCCAAGAGCGCATCGCGCGCGTCGCCCAGGGCGAGAGCTTCGCGCAGCAGCTCTCGGCGATCGTGGCCGAGACCGGCCGCTCGCTCGCCGGCATCGAGCAAAAGCTGACCACCACGGCGAACAACGACAACGCGCTCGCCAGTGCGATCAATACGATCTGGGCGCGCGTGGGCACGAATCAGGCCCTCGTGCAGTCCGGCACTGATATTGCCGTGAATCCGGTTGGCAGCGTGGCGACGAAGTTTGACCAGCTCCAGGCCACCGCCGAGGGCGCCGCAGCGGCCGCCGGCACCGCCAACAAGGCGATAGCGATCCTGCGCGAAGAAGCGACGGTCACGGCCGACACCATCAAGGGCCTGAGCGGCAAGTGGGGCGTCAAGATCGATCTCGATGGCTATGTCGCCGGCCTGGCTCTCAATTCGGGCGTGACCACCGGCGGCAAGGCCGAGTCCTCTTTCCTCGTCCTGGCCGATAAGTTCGCCGTCGGCGCCCCGGGCAAGCCGAACGCGGTCCCGTTCGCGATCGACGCCAGAACCGGCCTCGTGGCCGTCGACGGGAGCCTCGTCGCGACCGAAACGATCAGCGCAAAGCAGCTCGCGGCCTTCTCGGTCGAGCGTGACAAGCTCGCCCTGAAAGTCGTCGGCGGCGCCCAGATCGATGATCTGGCCGTCGACACGCTCCAGATCAAGGGCAATGCCGTCACCATCCCGAAAGTCGTATCGCGCACCGACGAGGCGCGCGTGCTCGACAAGTGGGAATGGCTGTACAAGGACATTCTCTCGACCAGCGTGACCCTGACCCAGCCCGGGCACATCCTGGCCCTCGTGACCTGCTCGCAGGCCTCGCGCGACGGCGACCACGAGTGGAACATGTCGCTTCGGATCGACGGCCTGGAGGTGGCTTTCGCCGGCGGATCGAGCCCGCTGGACGCCGTCGCGCTGTCGGGCGCGCGCTTCCTGCAAGCCGGCACCTACCGCGTGGAGCTGTACCGGCGCAGCAATGATGCAATCTGGGCAACCAACCGCAACATGACCATCTTCGGCGTAATGAAATGAAGTATCAGACCTACATCCACTTCCTGCCCGCGACCGGCCAGATCATCGGCTGGGTCTCGGATCACGCCGCGCCGAACGAACCGGGCTTCATGGAGAGCCCGACCGGCGCCCCGATCGACGGCAACCTGTTCTACGTGCGCAAGGGCCAGATCGTGCCGCGCCCGGCGAACCCGGCCACGTTCGGCGATCGCAGGCTCAACGCCCTGCCCGTGCCGTCCGAGATCATCATCAACGGCAAGCCCTACGCCTGCACCGAGTCACACGCCACCCTGGAATTCACCTACCCGGGCCGCTACGAGGTCACGGTCCGGGCCTTCCCCTTCATCGACGCACAATTTGAGGTCAGCACATGATCATCCAGCACACCGAGGACGTGGACGCCCTGCGCCGCGCCGCCTACCCGCCGCTGGCGGATCTGGCGGACGCGCTCTACTGGCAGAGCCAGGGCGATAACTCGAAAATGGACGCCTACAACGCCAAGATCGCGGCCGTGAAGGCCCGTTACCCGAAAAATCCGGGCTGAGAATGCCCGGTTTTTAAGCAGAAAACTAAATTCCAAGTTTTCGGAAAACCACTCATACACTCCGTCCTGTCTTTTTAGAGAGGCAGGACTTTGGACGTTTCACATACCGATCAAGCGGGCGCCGCGGCGCCGATTCTGGCCCTGTTGCGCGGGTCTCCGATCACCCCGGCCATGGTCGAGGCGGCGGAAGTCGCCGCGCTGCAAGCCCCGCAGGTCGAGTGCCCCGTAATCCACCGCTTTGGCCCCGGGATCTGCGTGCGCGAGGTGTTCATGCCCGCCGGTACGTTCGCCATCGGCCATCACCAACGCTTTGAACAGCTCAATATCTTCCTGAAAGGCCGCGTCACGGTCATTCAGGAGGACGGATCCACCCGGGAGCTTGTCGCGCCCATGTGCTTTACCGGCCCACCTGGGCGAAAAGTCGGCTACGTGCATGAGGACGTGGTGTGGCTCAACGTCTACGCCACCAACCTTACCGACGTGGCCGCGATCGAGGCCGCTTTCCTCGACAAGAGCGCCGGCTGGGCCGCGCACCACGATCTCCAGCGCGCGATGGACACCCTGGCGCGTCAGGCGGACCGGGACGACTTCGCGGCCGCGATCGCGGAGCTGGGAGTCTCGGCCGAGCTGGTCCGCCAGCAGTCGGAGAACGAGGCCGACCAGATCCCATTCCCCCCGGGCGACTACAAGGTGCGACTTGCGCCGTCGCCGATCGAGGGGCAAGGGCTGTTCGCGACGGCCGCGATCGCCGCCGGCGAAATCATCGCGCCGGCGCGCATCAACGGCATGCGCACGCCGGCCGGACGCTTCACGAACCACGCCAAGGCGCCGAATGCGCGCATGCAGCTCGTGAACGCGCGGGGGGATATGGCCTTGATCGCTACGGCGCCGATCGCCGGCAGTCGCGGCGGCGCCGACGGCGACGAGATCACCGTCGACTATCGGCAATGTGTCGCGGAATGTTTCAAATTCACCACTCAGGAGTCCTAATGTCAGGAATCGCATCAGCAGTTATCGGTTCCGCCGTAGTCGGCGGGATCGCCTCGAACAGAGCGGCCAAGAAGGGCGCCGAAGCCATGGATCGCGCCACCGAGGCGAACGCATGGCAGGGCGAGATCGCCAAGGACCAGTACGAGGACTATAAGACCACCTATCGCCCGCTGGAGCAGGATCTTGTCGCCCAGGCAAAGAGTCTGGACACCCAGGAGGCGCGCGACAAGGCCGCAGCGGAGGCGCAAGCCGACGTGTCAAGCCAGATCGGGCTCGCGCAGGAGCGCTTGCGCCGCACCCCGGGCCTGGATCCGTCGAGCGCAGCATCGGCGGCCGCACAGACCAACCTCGCGCTCAAGGGCGCCGCCATCGGCGCAACCGCACAGAACGCCGCGCGCACCCAGACCGCCGACAAGGCCTACGCGCGCAAGTTCGACGCCGTCGGGCTCGGCAAGGGCCTTGTGACCAACGCCGCGAACGGCGCAGCGCAGGCCGCCGCCACCGCCCAGGGCATCGCCGGCGCGCGCGCTGCTCAAGCCGGCGCGACTGCTCAAGGCGTCGGCTCACTGGTCGGCACCGGCATCAATGCGCTCTCCAAGATGAATTGGGGAACGGGCGCGACCGATCTGGCGACGACGGGATCCGCCGGCAATTTCGACTTCACCCCTACGGCGCTGGACACGAACCCGGGCGCACTGCAAGACCTCGGCTGGATGTAAGAAAGGTACGACATGACAATCAATTGGGCCGGAATGGCAGCAGCGGTACAGGGCGCGCAGGCGGAGCAGCGCCGCATCGCGGACGACGAGCGGCGCGCAAGGGCGGCCGCGCGCGAGGAACAGGACGCGGCGTTTCGGGAAGAAGCCCGCGATCGCCAGCGCTCGGAATGGGCGGAGGCGGACCGCATCAAGGCCGAGGACAAGGCCGATCGCGAGGCGGTCGACAAGGAATTTGCCGCCGCCTTCAACGCCGACAGCAGCGCCGGCGATCTCGCAGCCGCGCAGGAGGCGGTAGCCGCCGACCAGATGCAGGCCGCGATCGACACCGCCCAGGCGGCGCCGGCCGACCTGCTCCCGGGCGCCCTGCCCGGCTCGGGCTCGATGGTGAAGGACCCGAACGCGCCGATTCCGCTGAAAGCGCCGGTAGCGACCGCGCCGGCGACCTCCCCGAAGCTGGACCCGGCCGTATCGACCAAGCTGGCCGCGATCGCGCCGGCGGCCGGCGTGCCGAAGCCGGCCAACTTCAATGACTCGCTCGATCGCCAACTCGCAATCCTGCGTCGCAAGATGGATCGGGGCACGCTCTCGGCCGACGAATACGCCTCGCGCACCTCCGCGCTGAACCGCATGAAGAACGAAGGCGTGCAGGACGCGCTCGGCCTCATGGCCCAGGGCCGCTACGACGAGGCCATGAGCCGCTACAACAGCGTGGGCACCATGCGCGGCGCCACGATCGTGAAGGCGGAGGAAGGCACGACGAAGCTCAACGGCGAGGACGTGCCGACCCACTATGTCACCGTGCGCAACGCCGACGGCACCCGCTCGACCCTGGATGTCACCCGGGCGCAGTACCAGATGCTCGACATGGAAAAGCAGCTCGCGCACGCCGATCGCGCGCGCAACTCCCAGGAGCAGCGCGAACACCGCAAGTTCGAGCGCGAAATGGCCGGCAAGGAGTTCGACGCGCGCCGGAAGCACGAGGACGAGTCGCGCCGCCTGCAATGGGCGCAGTTCCGCCAGTCGCGCGAGAACACCCCGGCCGGCAAGCTGGCGTCGATCGAGAAGGCCCTCGGCCGCACGCTGAGCCCGGAAGAACGCGCCCAGCACCTCGGATTCGACACCCTGCCCCAAGCAACCCGCGCCCAGCTCAACAGCTACCTCAAGCAGCAGGACCAGATCTCGGCCGCCATGAACAAGGCTCAAGCCGAAGGCATGTGGGATCCGAACAGCCCGGGCGCCAAGGACATGATCGCCCGCGACGCGGTCCTCTCCCAGCAAGTCGCCGACCTGCTCGGCAAGAGCGCGGGCGGCGCCGGCGCGGATCCGCTCGGCCTCAAGGGCGCGAACGGTGGCGGCACGCCGAACCCGGTAGCCGCGCCGGCAGGCCCGGCACAGCAGGCGCCCGCGCGGCGCCCGACGATCGCCCCGGCTGGCGGCATTCGCGCGCCGGCGGCCGCGCCCGCGCCGCAGGACAAGGTAGCGCAAGCCCTGGGCCTGAGCGGCGACAAGGCGATGAATAGCATCGTCATGGATCTGGCAACGGAGATCACCGATCGCGCCAACGCCATGAAATCCGCGCGCGACGTGTACATCGCGACCGCGAAATCGGGCGACGTGAAAGCGACCCAGGCCGCGCTGGACAACTTCAACACCGCGCGCGAAGCGCTCAACGTCACCGCCGATCGCGCCGGCAACCGCCGTGATGTCGCGCTGGCGGTACTCGGCCTGTAAGAAAAGACAAGGATTGCAATGACTGCATTTGCAGACGCACGAAAGAAGCTCCCCAATCTGGCATCCCTGGACGATGCGCAGTTTGTCGACGCGGTGCACAAGCTGTACTACCCGGAAATGGACAAGGGCCAGCTTGCGGCCAGCTTGGGCTATAAGCCGCCGGCGGCACCAGAAGCGGAACAGTCCGCCGGCGTGCTGCGCACCGCTGGCGACCTTGCCATCAAGGGCGCGCAAGGCGTGGTCGACCTTGGCGCGGCCGCCGTCGGCGTCGCAAGTCTCGCGACTGGCGGCAAGGCCGGCGAAGCGATGCGCGAGCACCTGGGCTATGACCCGGAGGCCACGAATCAATTCCTGGGCGAGTACCTGAGCGACAGTCAGAAGGCATCCGATGCGAAGGTAGCCGAGGCCAAGGGCTTCACCGACACCGTCGGCGCAGCACTGGCGAACCCGCGCTCGATCGTCGGCGCCGTCGCGCAGTCGGCCCCGGGCATGCTCGGCGGCATGGGCGTCGCGCGCGCGGCCGCCCAGCGCATCGCGGCGAAGGCCGCTCTTGCAACCCCCGAGGGCATCGCGGCCGCACGCGGGCTCGCCGGCGCGAAGGCCGCGCAAGCAGCGCTCAAGACCCCCGCCGGCGCGAAAGCCGCTCAAGCGGCCGTCGAGAAGGCCGGGACTACGCTCGTCGGCATCGGCGCGGCCACCGAAGGCGCGCAAACCGCCGGCGGCATCGCCGATCGCGCGCAGGCGGCCGGCCGCGAGTATTCGGACTACGCGCTCCCAGCGATCGGCGCCGGCCTCGGCACGGCCGCGATCGGCCTGGGCGCCGGCAAGCTGATGGGCGACGCCGCTACCGAGATCGCCACCGGCGCGGCCTCGACCGGCGCCCGTGGCGGCATGGCTGCTCGCGTGGGCAAGCAAGCGCTCAGCGAGGGCGTGCTGGAAGAAATGCCGCAGTCCGCCCAGGAGCAGGTATTTACGAATGCCGCCATGGGCGAGGACGATCTGAGCGCCGGCGTGGGCAACGCCGCCGGCATGGGCCTCGTGACCGGCGCAGCCATGGGCGGCGCCATGGGTGCGCTCCAGAAGCCGGCGCCGCAGCCCGTCCAGCTCCCGAATACCGGCCCGCTCTCGCAGGCAGCGAACGCCGGCCAAGCAGCGGCCGCAGCGATCGGCACCCCGCCGGCCGCTGCACCAGCCGCGCCGGCGCCGGCCGCACCCGCAGCGCCGGCAGCACCGGCCGCGCCATCCCTCGCCGAGATCGATGCGCGCATTGCCGAGCTGCTGGCGATCGGGCATGGCACCGAGCCGCAGAAGATCAACAACCCGGACGGATCCACGACCGTGATCCCGGGCGTGGCGCCGCGCCGCCCGACCCCGGAAGAACGCACCGAGTACCAAGCGCTGATCGCCGAGCGCAAGAAGCGCGTCGCGATCCCGCCCGACCAGCAGGCCGAATACCAGCAACTCCTGGCCGACGAAGCCGCCGCCCAGGCCGCCGCCACCAGCCAGCAGATGCAGCAGGGCGCGGCGCAAGCGCCGATCGCCGGCGAGGTCGACCCGCACACCGACGCGGCCCAGCAATACATGTTCCAGACCCCGGGCTTCGCGGACATGGACATGGGCAACCAGATCCGCGCGCTGCAACAACACCTGAACGTGGGCTATAACCGCGCCGGCCGGCTGCGCGAGGCCGTCATGGCGCGCACCGGCTGGCCGAAGCCGGGCGACCTGTTCGCCGAAGGAACCGCGCCGGCGGCCGGCCAGGAGGACGCCGAGATCGCGCGCATGCTCGCCGAGGACGAGGCGCAGCAGCGCGCGGCCGCCGAGCAGGCCGAGCGCGATCTGCTGGCCGAAACGAACGCGCGCATCGAGCGCGACATGATCAGCCGCGCCGCAGCCAACCGGGCCGCGCTGCGCGATCGCATCCTGGCCGACACCTCGATCCCGGCGCGCGGCAAGAAGCGCGCCTTCCAGCAAGCGCTGGAGGCCGAGGGCTACACTTTCCCGAGCCTGAACGACGAGGACCACGTCGCGATCAACGCCGGCACCGCGGCGCTGCGCACGTCCACCCTCCAGCGCGTGCTGGCGGACGAGTCGATCCCGGCCGAGGACAAGCAGGCCGCGTTTTCGCGCGCCCTGGCCGGCTACGGCTTCAAGCACACCCAGCCGACGGATGCGGATCTCGACGCGATCGCCGAGGCTACCGCGCCGATCCCGGCCACCCCGAACGAGCTGGTCGACGCGGTTCCCGAGCGCGCGGCCGCGCCGGCACCAACCGGCGAAGTCAATACGGCCGCCGTCGACGCCGCGATCGCGGCCGGCATGCGCCTCAAGACCCCGACCGGATCCGTGCTGCACAAGAAGGGTTCGAGCAAGCTGTTCAAGCTGAGCGCGGCCCAGAAGGCCTACTATCTGGAGCGCATGGCCCAGGGCGAGCCGCAGGCCACCGCGCCGGCGCCGGCCGAACCACAAAACGAACCGCAGAATATTCCTGAAAATATTCCAGCGGCGCCGGAGGCCTCGGCCGACCAGTCGCGCCCTGTAGAGGCGTCGGTGCGCGAGCGCTTGAAGGTAATCGCCGCACGCCTGGGCATCCCCATTCGGGAAGTGAACGGCGGTTATATCAGCACCGGGGGCGCAGTCGAGATCCCAGCCGAAGATCAGCAGGTAGAAGGCGCCGTCACGCCTGAGCATGTATTCGCGCACGAGCTGGGCCACGCGATCATGGCGAAGCGCGGCGTCGGCTTCAAGGGCTTCCCGAAGTCGGAAATGCTGCGCTGGATCAGCAATTGGGACGAATGGATTGCGGCATCGAAGCAGTACCGCCCGGCTGTGTGGTCCCATGCGAACGAGAAGATCCGCCGGCACGCGGCCAAGCCGAACGAGATCATCGCGGACACGATCGGCGCCGTCCTCCTGGGCGAGAAGCCGGTCGAGATCCTCCATCCGATGATGGACAAGATGGGGATGACGCTGCACGACTTCGGACTGGTGGAGCCCGCGCCGAAGCCGGCCACGCCGGCCGCACCGGCCGCGCAACCCGCTCCAGCCGCCAACGCGACCCCGAAGGCGCTCGATCTGCCGACGATCGAGCGTCACGGCGATACGTGGCACATCCTGAGCACCGGCGCCGAGCGCGATGGCAGGATCTTCGCGCACCTGTCGAGCACCACGCGCGGCACCCAGCAGAAAAACGGCGTCTACCCGAACCAGATTAACGATTGGCTCGACGCTGACGCGCTCGCGGCCGCAAAGGCGCGCTTCGAGCTGAACAAGGCCGCGCACGAGGCCGCCACCAGCCCGCAGAACGACCGCCCAGAGCCCACGCAGGCCCAGAAGGAGGCCGGCAACTATAAGAAGGGGCACGTCCGCGTGCGAGGGCTGGAGATCTCGATCGAGAACCCGACCGGATCCGTGCGCCGTGGCGTCGCGCCCGATGGTACGCCGTGGGAAACCACGATGCAGCACCACTACGGCGACATCCTGGGCACCGTGGGCGCCGATGGCGACCCGGTCGACGTGTTCATCGGCGAGAACCTGGAGAGCGAAGCCGTGTTCGTGGTCGACCAGATCGACCCGGCCAGCGGCAAGTTCGATGAGCATAAGGTGCTGATCGGGTTCGACACCGTCGATCAGGCGCGCGCCGCCTACAGCAGCAACTACGACGCCGATTGGAAGGGTGGCGATCGCATCGTCACTACCGACGTGGCCGGCCTCAAGGCTTGGTTGGAGAGCGGCAAGACGAAGAAGCCGATCGCGCAAGCTGGCATCGCCGGCGCCCAGGTCGAGGACTTCCGCCCGGCCGCGACCCCAGAACCGGCCGCGAGCCCGGAGCCGGACGCGCTGGACGCCGAATTGCAGGACGCGCTCGGCCACCTGGGCGACGTGCTGGGCGACATGTTCGGCGCCAAGCTGAACGCCACCGGCCAGCAGCACACCGCCGCCGACCTCCTGCCGGCGCTGTCCAAGGTGATCGAGCTGCTGGTCCGCAAGGGCTTCCGCTCGTTCTCCGCGTCGACCAGCGCGGCCGCCAAGGCCATGCGCGGCAACGATAAGACCGCTCCGCACGTCGACAAGATCAGCGCGCGCCAGTGGAAGGCCGCCTACAACGCGATCGCCGAGTATCACGACGGCACCGACACCGAGGACGCGATCGCCGCGCTTTCGGCTGATACCGTGCTGGGCTATGTAGCGGCGCCGGCGCAGCCGGCCGCAGCCCCGGCGCCGGCCGCCCAGGTTGACAAAGCCGCCGAGCAGCAGGAATCGCAGGTTGACGGATCGGCGATCGAGCAGAAATCGGCCGGCACTGGCTCGATGGCGAAGCGGATCAGCGAGGCCGAGGCCCGCGTCACTCACCTCAAGCGATTGCAGGAAGAAGCCAAGGCTGCCGGCAACGCCTGGGTGTACGACAAAAAGATCGCCGACGCCGAGAGCACCCTTGCCGCCTATCGCCAAGTCGAGGCGCACATGCTCGCCACGCAGGAGGCCGCGCCCGCGCCGGCCCAGACCGAGGCGGAAGCGCCGCCGGCACCGGCCGAGGCGCCGCCGGCGCCGACCCTGTCCAAGATCGACCTGAACAAGATGACGGTCAAGGACATGACCGACGATCAACTCTTGCAGGCCCGCACCGTGCTTGCGGACACCCCGCGCGCGGCGAAGATCGAGAAGGAAATCCAGAAGCGCAATCTGGACGAGAAGGCGAAAGCGGCCGCATGGGCGGAGCAGCAGCGGGCCATGGCGCGCGACCACTGGAAAGTGGGCATGGTCACGAGCATGCCGCTCTGGGCGGACATCGAGGGCGGGCAGAAGAACGCCTATACCCAGATGCTCCCGGGCGTGGTCGAGGCGATCGACGGCGATACTGCGAGCGTGCGCATCTATGCAGCGCCGGAATATGGCTACCGGATCGACAACTACGATCTGCATGGCAAGCTGGCGATCAACGTGCCGTTGATCGAGCTGGGTAAGCGCGCGGACACCAATCTCCAGCGCATCGCCGACGAGGGCAAGCTGGCCGAAGGTGACGCCGATCTCGCCGCCCAGGTTCGCGCGCGGGAAGCCGAGCGCATGGCCGGGGACCGGAAGGCGCAGGCCAAGCAGCAGCCGCAAGAGCAGGCCGCCGAGGCGGGCGAAGATTCCGGGCTCGAAAACATGCTCGTGGACATGGCCCGCGCGGACACCGCCAAGGCCACCAAGGGCAAGAAGGCCAAAAAGGCAGCGGACGACGACGCCGGCGACAGCCAAGCGCCCGAGCACGCCCGTATGGACGGCACCGGCCCGAAAACCGAGCAGTTCACGAGCCCGGAGTTCAAGGCGGCCGCCGACGAGGTCCGCGCCGTCAATGAGGCCTGGGAGCAGTTGGTCGAGGGCGAGTTCAAGGCGTGGTTCACCGGATCCGGCAAGAAACGCAAGCTGCGACTGGACGCCCCGCGCGAGGCGCACATCGCCCTGCGCGAGTGGACCAAGCGCAGCGACGCGGCCAGCGAGGCCTACAACGGCGCCCTGACCGGCCAGAAAATCGGCGTCGCGCGCGGCCAGCCGCTCACCGACACCGCGCCCGTCGACGGCGACAAGGTCCTGATGACCATGGACAAGCAGGCCTTCGAGACCGTCACCGACGAGTGGGCCGCGCTGTTTGCCGACCCGGGCAAAGAGTATGTGTCGATGGACAAGCGCGTGCAGGGTGAAGAACTGACCCCGGAGCAGGCCGAGGCCCGCATCGCCGAGTGGAAAGAGCACGCCCTGCGCCAAGGCCGCGAGCACCGCGCCGAGAACTCCCAGCGCACCGTGCTGTCCCTGTTCGACCTCACCGGCGAATGGAGTCAGCCATGGCGCGACGCCGGCTACAACGTGCTCACGTTCGACATCCAGACCGGCCAGGACGTGTTTGACTTCTCGGTGGAATACTTCACCGAGAACTACGACCTGTCGGACGTGTACTGCATCCTGGCCGCGACGCCGTGCACGGACTTCGCATCGAGCGGCGCCAAGCACTTCCTCGCGAAAGACGAGGACGGCCGCACCGAGCAGTCTGTCGCCCTGGTGCACAAGGCGGCCGCCACGATCGAGTATTTCCGCCCGGCCGTCTGGGCACTGGAAAACCCGGTTGGCCGCCTGACCAACCTTACCGGCCTGCCGGATCCGCGCCTGAGCTTCCAGCCGCACCACTTCGGCGACCCGTACACCAAGCGCACGATGATCTGGGGGCAGTTCAACGGCGAGCTTCCGAGCGCGAATGTGTTCCCGACCCTGGGAAGCAAGATGCACTCGCAGTACGGCGGCAGCTCGATCGAGACCAAGAACGCGCGCAGCGAGACCCCCGAGGGCTTCGCCTACGCCTTCTTCATGGCGAACAACTACATCGACATGCCGGCCGAGCGCCGCTTGACGACGCAGTACCCGGAAGCATCGGGCGCCGTGCTGGAAGCGCTCAAGGCCGGGCTCACGGCCGACGAGATCCATGAGCTGATCGAGTACGACTATGGCAACTACGACTACGAAGAAGCCCGCAATGCACTGATCGAGGCGGTAGCGGAGCGTCAAGGCGGCGATCGCGCCGTCGCCGACGAGCTGGTACTGCCAGAGGGCCGCGTCGAGGATCCGGCCGAGCAGGCGCGCGCCATGGCCCAGATCTACGACTACGCCGGTCTCCCGACCGACCCAGACGGCAATTTCAAGCCGGGCGTATACAGCACGCCGGACCAGCCGCTCGGCTTCGTGTCGGGCATGACGCGCCCGGGCGACTTCACGCGCCTGTTCGGCGCCGGGAAGAACGTCGGGATCTCGGTGCGCGAGCTGTCCGCGCCGTCGATCCCGAAGATCGCCCAGCAGCTCGCCGACACCCCGGATGCGCGCCTGTTCGTGGATTCGGGCGCCTTCTCGGTGTTCATGGCGAACATGCGCGAGAGCGAAGCGGCGGCGAAGGAAAACCGCGAGGCCGCGGCGCCGGAAGTGGTCGACCATGACACCGTCATGGCCCGCTACGAAGAACTGCAACGCGCGCTGAGCGTGGCGAGCGACGGCATGGCGATGGGCCGCATGTTCCTCGTGATGCCGGACATCGTCGGCGATCAGGCCGCCTCGCTGGATCTGGTCGAGAAATACGCCCAGGACATCAACTTGTTCGGCTTGCAGGCGATCATCCCGCTTCAAGGCGGCGAGCTGACGCTGACCGAGGCCTACGAGCAGATGATGCGCAACCTGGGCATCCCCGACGGCATTTCGCCGATCATCGGGATCCCGTCGCAGGCCGAGGCGGTATCGAACGAGGAACTTACCGACCTGCTGCGCAAGCACGGCGACAGCATCCATGGCGTACACATCCTCGGCGCCCTGGCGGACGACCGCTTGCAGCCGCGCATCGACGCGATCAACGCCGCCGGCTACGACGGCAATGTGTCGGCCGATGCGAACCGCGTGCGCTCGATGACCTCGAAGAAGGTCAAGCGCAAGGAGGCGATGAAGAAGATCCAGCAGTCGAACATCGCCGACGCCCCGCGCATGCCCCGCGTGGTGCGCGACGACCAGAGATCGGAGCCCGGCGAGCCAATCAGCCCGCTCAAGCAGCGCGCCCGCGACGCCGAGACCGTCGAGCCGATCGAGCCCGTGGACCCGGACTACGACGACGGCAGCGACATCCCCCTCGCCTTCTACAAGAAGGTGAAGGTCCCGCACGAGCTTTACGTCGAGGACGGCGAAAACAGCCGATGGGAAACGCACGAGATCCAGGCCGACAAGGCCCTTGCCTCGGTGCGCAGCGACATCAAGAACTTGCGCAACATGCTCAAGTGCATGGGAGGTTGATAGATGATCAAGACAGACCGCGAAGGCCTCGCCCGCCTCAAGGGCCTCCCGCCGCCGGCGCCGGCGCCGGCGCCAAAGCCGGAACCAGAAGCCGCGCCGGCGCCGCCGGCCGCGACGATCTCGCCCAAGGTCGAAGAAGCACTATTGACCCTGGCCCGCCAAGTGCAGGATGTCGCCACGATCGCCGCGCGCGCCCAGCAGAGCGTGGTCGAGCTGGCGAACCGATCCGCCGACACCCTGGAGGCGGACATTCAGCGAGACCATAACGGGAAGATGACGCGCGTAGTCATCACGCGCAAGAACAACAAAGGTAATCCAGCATGAACATCGTAGACATTTACTTGAAGGACTACCCCGATCAATGGGTCTACTCCTACAACACCATCGAAAGCGAGCCGTATGAGCTGGCCGACTACCCGTTTACCGACTACACCTACAAGCTGGTCCCGGCCGAGAGCAAGCCGGCCCCTGACACCTACGTGAAGCCGGTCAATGAATGGGACTGGTACATCGATGTCGGCCCGTTCTTCGATCGCTTCGGCCCCGCCCAGATCGAAGTGCTGAAAAGCGCGGATCTCGACGTGCAGGCCTTTATCAAGTCGGCCATGGCACGCAAGTGGATAGACCTCAAGAACACGCTGACAGCCCAGGGCGTGCATTTGATTTGCGGCCGAGTGCCGGCAGCAGCGGACCGCGCTAACTATGTCCTCAATACGCCTGTCGGGCCGGAAGAAAACCGCGCCCTGCGCACCATCTATTTCAAGGAAGATAACTGATGCCCGGCACCAAATATCTCGACCATGGGCTGTACCTGACCGAGAACGTCAGAGTCACCGGCAACCCAAACAAGGCCAGCACGGTCATGAACATGACCTCGATCGATCCTACCGGGGACCCGCTGCTTGTCGGCACCATTCTGGATTTCCCCGCGCCGTATGCGCTCGATTACCCGATCTATGTCAGCGTCCAACTTGGCAACGGCACGGGTAATGGTAACTACACGCTTTCTTCCACGCCGTTGAGCGACGGAAGCGGCGTGGCACTGACCGGGCGGGGCGGCTACGCCAAAGACCCATGGATTTGGGGGCAGCCATTGGAGGGTGATGGCCTCGCCTACGGCAAGGCGGTGGCGGCAGTGGTCTCGATTGACCTCACCGGGGCCTCGGCCGCCGCTGGCAACAAATTCCAGTTGTCCGGCGCTGAGCTGTCCTGCGTCGCCTCGGCCGCAGGCAACAACCAGTTCAACGCCGGAAGCGGTGCGACTCTGGTTGCCAATCTCGTCGCGGCCATCAACCGCACCGCCAATACCGTCACCGTGCTCCCGCACGTCACCGGCTGGTACGCACACAAGGTTCAAGACGTGTTCTTTGCCCGCGCCGATCCGGGTAACAGCAGCATCCTGCAAATTATGACCCGCGCCGGTTCCGCCGCTTACAACGGCACTTCGGCGTTCGCGGCGGTGATGGTGGGCTTCACTGGTGTGACCGGCGGCACCACCCGCACCTTTAGCGGCGGCGTCAGCGGCGCATGGGGCTATTTCCTAACCCCGGCTATCGCCATGTGGCCGTCTGCTATCGCTGCCTATACGTATGGGGTCTACGCTCCGATCCCGCCGCTGGCCGGTGTGGTCGAGGCCGGGGACGAAGTGATCATGCGCAGCCACAGCAAGTTCGGCGGCTACACCTGCTATCTGCTGAACAACCCGAACAACGGTGTGGTCACGTTCCCGCACTTCTCCGGTACCGTTGACCAGCCGGTGCTGCTGCGCAACTACGCGAAGGACGGCACCATTCCGGCGTGGGAAAACGATGGGGCCGAGCCGCAGTTCAGCGTGGGCCTGACCAACACCAGCAACGCCCAGACCTACACCTGCGGCGTCGGTTCGGCCAGTTCGTATGCCGATATGGTTGGCAGTCTGTACCCGAGCGGCAAGCGCGGAATCTCGTTCACGTGTTACGGGCCGAACGTGATCAACGTCTCGCCACGCCTAATCATTCGCTTCGGCTCCCAGAACACGTTCGAGAACGTGGATTTCATTGGCAACAACTACGGCACCGTCGCGCTGGCGCACGGTGCGACGAGCAGCACCCAGCAGCGCACCTCCTTCATTAACTGCCGGGTATCGTGGGAGCGTCAGCGCCCCGGCGCCTACATGATTCAGGCCACTAAATCGGGCTGGGAAGGTGGTGGAGACTTCGTCGGTTGCCTGTTTGAATGCCGCAACCCGGATGCAGCCCAAGATGGCGGTATCCTCGATTGGGCGCCTACCAACTCCCCCTCGAATCGCTATAACCTGATTGGTTGCACCTTCAGCGGCTGGCGGCCGGGCACCAAGTTGGGGGCGAGCGTCTACGGCAACGTGACGACTTTCTACATGGTCTGGAACTTTCGCAACTGCGAGTTTGGCGAGATCACCAACTTCGGCCCGAACCTGCGCGACTACGCGCGCGTCAATTCCAACGGCACCGCTGGGCATACTGGCATCTTCATCAGCTCCAACCTGGGCAAGTGCGTGACGATGCTGGACATGCCTGTGGCGATGATCGAATGGAATCCAGCCACCAATCCGCCCTGTCTCAACGCGCGCCTGGAGGACAACACCTCATGGGTGTACCGCGTACTGCCATCCATTCGCGCCAACGTGGTCGAGCTGTACAACCCTGTGGAATTGCCGCTGTTTGCCAAGCGGCTCACCGCCGCGAGTGGGGTGAAGAAGGTTACGGTTAACTTCCTGCTCGAAAAGAGCATGTCGTGGACCCGGTGCGATGTCAGTATCCTCGTGCAGTATGTGGATACCAACAACGTCCTGCGCAGCGAGACCACACTGGTGCGCCGCAATCCGCCGCTGTTGGCGGCCCCGGCCAGTCAAAATATCTGGACGCGCCCGCTCGGCAACTCGGCCATGAGCATCGATCCGGCCGATCTGGCGGAGCGCGCAACCTTCTATAGCAATGGCGTCGAGCTGTTCTTTAACCAGCGCATCCTCGAACTCCAGACCCGTTACCCGGTCAAGACCAACACGGAGGTTTCCGTCAACTTCCGCGTGCATCGCATTGCCTCCTTCGACACCGACCAGTTCTTTGTTGACCCTGACTTCACCATCGGGGACGTAGCATGAGCACGCGCCCCTCCGTCCCTTACACACAGCCGGGCGTGCTCGCCGGCGTAAGCCGTCTGCCAGTGGAAAGCGTGCGCGGGCGCTTTCTGAGCACGGCGTCGCTGACGCACTTGGTCAACCAGCGCTTGCCTACCGATTCGGTAGGTACTGTTGGCCTGACGATCAGCGGCATCAAGGCCGGAAGCGAGGTGCATATCATCAGCCCTGATCTGTCCGTCCTGGCGTCGAATGAAAACGCGGCCGGCTCGACCAAGTTCACGTTGAATCGATATGCCGCCGGCTCTCCGAACAACAGCGTGCGCATCATCATCGTGCACACCCAATACGAAAACATCGAGATCCCCTACGAGCTGACCGCGATCGACAGCACGATCCCGGTTTTCCAGCGCATCGACCGTAACTACCGCAACCCAGCGTAAGGAGCTGTAAATATGAAAATCACCGACCCAGATCTCCTGCGCGTAGGTACTGAGATCACCCTGGACCTCACCGCGCGCACCTACACCCTCAACCTCGCCGGCAACCTGAGCGCGGACGGCGTGACCCTGCAAGCCATCTACTCCAAGCTCAAGGAGTTGTGGCTGACCATGCCCTACCAGCTCCACCCGTTCCCCATGTACGCGATCGACGCCGAGGCGGGCAAGTACCAGCTCGGCACCGACGGCGCGAACTTCTCGGGCTGGAAGCCGGCCGACGACGCAACCCGCAACCTGCACCGCGACGGCGGCTGGGAAGAATACGCAGCCGCGGCGCCCGGCGCCCAGGGTGCGCTGCTGCGCCAGTACGTCGGCATCGTCACCCTGGGCACGATCGACCCGGCCGACCAGCTCTACTACCAGCGCGCCGCCGGCGGCGTCGCCCGCAACTTCGTCTATCTGGGTCCCGTCAACGAAGGCGTGCAGATCTTCGGCGACGCGGCGAACGGCAATTTCGATGAGCGCGCCTACTTCAAGGTGTTCGCGCGCACGGCCGGCAAGAGCTACAGTCAGTCCGACCTGGGCGTGATCGCCGAGACCAACACCGGCCCCCGCAAGATGACGTTCGCGGTCTCGGCCGCGATCGACGGCAAGATCGTGGCCGCCGACGGCGCCATGGCCGGAGCGCCCTACAGCGGCATCACCGTGACCTACTTCGGCGCCGACCAGAACAAGTCGATCGGCGGCACGCCGTACCCGTTCCGCATCGTCATCAACGGCAACGGCGCCACCAAGGGCCAGATCTACACCCGGATCCAGCACTTGCTGCGCCAGAACGCCGACATCGACGCCGGCGCCGGCACCGTGACCGGCAAGACGGCCGACGCGCTCCTGTCCTTCGACGGCGACACCCTCGTGACCGCGCGCGGCGTCTACATCGAGAACTATGACCCGAACGACACCAACGGGATCCGCTTCACCGACCAGAACGGCACGCCGCGCACCGAGCCCTTCGTCGCGGCCGGCACGATCGCCCCGAACGCCAACCTGCAAGCCGACGGCACCGCGACCTACCGCATGATGTTCGAGACCCTGCCGGGCTCGCAGAACTACGGCACCGGCACGGCCGTGACCGTCAACGACGCCGCCGGCAATCCGATCGCCGGCCTGATCAGCGGCCGCGCTGCTATTCCGTTCACGTTCGCCTACGACAGCAACGCCCAGGGCGGCCGCGCGCCCGGTGGCGATGCGGCCGTTGTCGTCATCGCCAGCGGCACCAACGGCGCGAAATTCGTCATGGCGCGCGGCACGATCAGTCGGGCCACCGGCCAAGTGTTCGCGCTTGTGTCGGAAAAAGAGCGCAGCTACAAGAACGCGGCATAACGCATGGCTTACGTTTTCGACGGCCAGAGCCGCCTGATCATCCTCACGCCGGGCACCACCACGCTCGACGTGCAGGATATGTATAGCCGCTGGAAGGATTGGGCGAGCGCCGGCGCCGGCGAAAACCTGATCTACGCGCAGGCCATGCGTGTCGTCGGCGGCGATACCACCCTGGGCGACAACAGCATCGCCAACTACTTCTACCTGATGAACGGCTGGAAGGTGCGGCCGCAGGAGGCCAGCCACGTCCTGACCGTCGACGGGACGCTACTGGAGGAATCCGGCGGCGACCCGTTCGAGGACACGATCGGGACATGGCGCGTGCGCATCGTCCAGATCATCCCCATGCAGGCCGAGACCGTCGCCGTCGACGGCGCCGGCGCCGGCGGCGGGCTGGCGGCGGACGAGCGCGCGGTACTTTTCGCCCTGGCGAAGATCCACGGGCTCATCCCGGGAGTGCCGCTGATCGTAAATTCAAGTTCTCGAAAAGCCGGTGACATAATCCAGACGATTACCGAGACCGCCGAGGGCGTCGTCACGATCGAGCGCGCATGAATGCACGGCTGATAGCCATCCAAGGCCTCGGCGCCGGCGCGCTGATGGTGGCGACCCAGGGCCTCGCGCCCGGGCGCAGCGCCCCGCCTCCCCCGCCGAAGCCCGTGCACGACACGGTAGGCGGTGGAGGCGGCCGCTACGCGCGCTATCAGGTTGACGACGACCACTACGAGATACCGCTGTTCGCTGACGAAGATGATGAAGAAGCGGTTGTATTTACCCTATTGATGGAGCTTTCCCTTGTCCTTTAACTCCTGCATGCTCGATCTCGGGCTGACCGGCCAACTCCCTACCCAGGAGATCCGCGATGTCGCGGCGCAGTACGAAAAAGGCGGCATGTCGCACGAGGCCGCCATGATCCGCGCCGTGCGCGATCGCATCCAGCTCGCCGAAATGGAGGAGCGCAGCATCATCAAGGCCGTGCGCTCCGCATGGGAAGCCCAGGGCGGCCCGAAGAAGGCCCCTGCCGTCCCGTCCCTGCTGACCGAGCAATACCTGCACGACAAGGTCCTATTTACGCTCGATCCGCAGAACTACGGCGGCACGCTAACCCTGTCAAGGATCGCCGGGATCATCGGAAACCCGGACAAGCCCGGCACGACCGTAGAGGAAGCCGCCGTAGAAAGCCTGCTCTCCAAGCTGATCGCGGAAAATGTGGTGGAAAACATCGGGACCGAGAAGGAGCCGCGCTACCGCTTGCAGCAGGCCAAGGCCAACGCGAGCGACGAAGTCACGAGCGAGACCGCGCGCCGCGGCGAATACACGTTGAAGTCCGGCGAGTCGGCGCGCGTGATCGAGACCGCGCGCCGCGACGAGTTCACCGTATATGTCGGCGACGATTCCATGGGTTCGTTCCGCCTGAAAGACGGCAAGCCGGCCAACATCAAGGCCCGGGCCACCTGGGCGCGCGACAACGTGCGCGAGGCCGCCCAGCTCTTTGCGAAGCAGGAAGCCGACGCCAACGATCCGCTTGCGCCGCAGCGCGAGCGCGCCGCGTGGATCCCGGCCGGCGACCTCAAGACCTACACCGCCAAGGAAGCGGCCGAAGAATGGAAGCGGTCGAGCGCGGGCTTCAAGCGCGCCATCATGGGCCGCGTCCAGCGCGCCAGCGACGATCCGATCGTCGGGAAGGCCTGGGAGGAAATGACGCCCGACGAGCGCCGCCTCATGCACGCCGCGCTCAACGAGGACCATTTCACGGGCGCGTGGTACACCAACACCAAGGGCCAGCGCGTCAACCGCGCCTGGATGCCGGCCGCGCCGGAAAAGACCGCCGAGCAGCTCGCCGACGAGGCCGCCGGCGAACGCTGGACGGCGATGCCGTTCAACGAGCGCGAAAGCGTGCTCTACCGCGCCGGCACCGGCGTGAATCAGGACGAGGCCGCGCAGGCCAAGTTTTCGACGTGGGAGAACATGGGCCGGGAGTTCCGGGGCAAGATCGCCGCCTACTGGAAGGACCAGGATGCGCAAGCGGCCGCCAACCCGAAGCCGGCCGAGGCCGCGCCGGCGCCGAAGAAGGCCAAGGCGCCGGCCAATCCGACCCTGCGCCTCGATTACGGCGTCGACGCGATCGACGGCTACGCCCAGACCACCGAATTCCCGGGCAACCCGGGCGACGACATCGAGGGCGGCGTGAAAGACGCATTCCTCAAGGACGTGCAGAAGTATCTCAAGGCAGTGGCCGCCACGCTGGAAGAAGCCGGCTTCGAGACCGCGCGCGACCGCGCCGGCAAGCAGCTCAAGAAGGCAGTCAGCGCGAACCCGGCCGGCCCGGGCGTGTCGGGCGATGTCTCGCTGATGATGTCGAGCCCGGCCGCCGGGCGCGGGATCTACGTCAAGATCGGCGCCGAAGGCACGCGCCGCGCCGCGTCGCCGGCCGGAATCACGCTGATGATGCGCACAACCGGCCTGGGCGACCCCTACGGCGGCAGTGAAAACCTCTGGCTGGAGCCGACGCTGAGCGCCCAGGAACTCGCCGGCAAAATCATGGATGCCGTGGGCGTTGCACGCCCGGAGAATTCCGCTAAACTTGACACGAACGCAAGCACGAAAGACAACAATGGACAAGGCAACACTCGCGGCGCAGGCGCGCGCGCATTGGGAGAAGTGGCTACCGGCCAAGACGGCGGAGCTGAAAGCGGCGGGCGAGCTGACCGAGGCGACGCAGGCGGCGGCCGCGCTGGCGATCGCGCAGATCTCGGATCTGGTGACGCATCACGGGTATCGGGAGCACGAAGCGCTGGAAGTGGCGTTGAAGGCGCACATCCTGCTGACGCCGGAACCACCGGACGAGGACGACGAGCAGGAGGCCGAGCTGGCCGAAATGGAAGCCGAGTATCAGGAGAGGATGCGGGGGCACGAGTAGCGGTCCCGGCCGCGCCGGCGATCCCGGCCGTCAACTTCCGCATCACCGAGGACGTGCGCCTCGGCCAAGGCGGCGAGGTCGAGAAGTTCAACGACAACCTTGCCGCGATCCGCACCATGAAGGCAGTCGAGGCGGCCAACCGCCGCGCGACCGCCGAAGAACAAGCCACCATGGCCCGCTATGTGGGCTGGGGCGGCCTCGCCAGCGCCTTCCCGAGCCCGGAGACCGGCCAGTTCAAGGACGCATGGGCCAAGCGCGGCGCCGAGCTGCGCGACCTGCTGACCCCGAAGGAATACGCGCTCGCCCGTCGATCGACGCTCGACTCGCACTACACCTCGCAAACCATCGTCAGCGGCATGTGGGACGCCGCGCGCCGCCTGGGCTTCCGTGGCGGTCTCGCGCTGGAATCGTCCATGGGCGCCGGCAACTTCCTGGGCCTGATCCCGTTCGACCTGCAAGGCAATACCAAGTTCATCGGCGTCGAGTACGACAGCCTGACCGCGCGCATCGCCGCCCTGCTCTACCCGCAGGAGACCGTGCTGCACAGTGGTTTCCAGAAGGTCCCGCTGCCGGACGGCGCGTTTGACCTGGCTATCGGCAACCCGCCCTTCGGCGAGCAATCGCTGCGCTTCCAGTTCAAGCCCGAGCTGAACGGCCACTCGATCCACAACCAGTTCTTCCTGGCCTCCCTCGACGCGCTGCGCGCCGGCGGTTTGCAGATCCAAGTCGTTTCCCGCTACCTGATGGACAAGGTCGACACCAGCTCGCGCGCGATGCTGGCGAAGAAGGCTGAGCTGATCGGCGCGATCCGCCTGCCGGACACCGCTTTCAAGGAGAACGCACGTACCGAAGTCGTCACCGACATTCTTTTCCTCAAGCGCCGCTCCGCGCTCGAAGAACAGGAAATGGAAGCGGCATTTGAGGCCGCGCGCACCAAGCCGCTCAAGGACCGCGAGAAGGAATTCGAGCGTCAGCGCCTCGCCGCGCTCGTGCCGGATTGGGTGAAAACCACCACTGTGCCGGATCCGCTGGGCGGCGACCCGATGACGGTCAACACCTACTTCCGCGCGCACCCGGAAATGATCATGGGCGTGCTGGAGCGCTCGGGCTCGATGAAGCACGGGAACGACATCACCGTGCGACTGGACAAGGGCGAGAACCTTGCCGCGCGCCTCGCGGCCGCGATCGCCACGCTCCCCGAGGGCACGCCCCAGGATCAGGTATGGATCGATCGCTCGAAGGCCCGCTTCGAGGACATGAGCAATTCCCTGCGCATCGCCCTGGCCGGCCACGAGAACGGCGCGATCCGCCTTGAAGCCGGCGACGTGCTGGAGCAGGTCATCGAGCGCGAGACCCCGGAAGGCGGCTACGAGCTGACCAAGCGCACCCTGACCCCGACCTCGCCATGGTCCGACTCGCTCTACCTGGGCGCCGACGGCAAGTGGTACACCGTCGAGGTCAAGCTGGACGAGAAGGGCAACCCGGTCAAGCAGATGAAGGGCGACAAGCCCACGAAGCTGAACGTGTACGAGCGCAAGGTGTTCGAGAACGAGGCCGACATCCCGGCAACGATGCTGCTGGGCGCCGGCCGCCACGAGCGCCTGACCAAGCTCGTGAAGCTCCGCGACCACCTCAAGGAGCAGTTGGTACTGGAAAGCGAGAACGCCGCGGACTCGGCGATCGAGGATAACCGATCGCTTCTGGCCGGCGCCTACGGCGCCTTTGTGATGGCGCACGGCTATATCTCGGAACCGGCCAACTCGTCGCTCGTGTCGGGCATGCCGGACGGCGCGCTCGTGCAAGCGCTCGAATTCGGCTACCGCCCGGCGATCACCCCGGCCAAGGCCGCCCGCAGCAAGGAGAAGGTGCGCCCGGCATCGGCCCAGCCTGCCCCGATCCTGTCCGGCCGCGTCATCGTCCCTTACGAGGCGCCGACCTCGGCCGGCTCGATGGCCGACGCGATCGCGATCAACATGGCCGAGATCGGCCGCGTGGATCTGGAGCGCATCGCTTCGCTGCTGGGCAAGTCGATGGCGGACATCGAGCAGGAGATCGAGGCCGACGAGCGCCCGCTGCTGTTCAAGGACCCGGAAACCGGCCAGTGGGAGACCCGCAGCAACTACCTGACCGGACAGGTCAAGCGCAAGCTGAACGCCGCCCGCGCTGCGCGCATGCCCAAGAACGTCGCCGCCCTGGAAGAAGTGCAGCCGGAACCGTGGGGCGCCGATGCCGTCACCGCCCTGCTGGGCTCGGCCTGGATCCCGCCGACCGTGTACGCCGACTTTGTCGAGCACGTCACTGGCTCGCCGGCGCGCGTGGCCTTCTCGGCCCTGACCAACTCGTTCAGCGTCAACGCCGGCCCGACCACGCGCGAGAAGATGGAGGAATGGGGCTCGGACGGCTATTCGCCGGCCGAACTGGTCTCGGACATGCTCAATAGCGCCCAGATCAAGGTGACGTACCGCGACATGGACGGGAAAACCCACGTCGATGCCGAGCGCACCGCCCTGGCTCTGCTCAAGGCCAAGGCGATCAGGAACGAATGGAACGATTGGGTATTCAAGGACGGCGAGCGCCGTAAGAAGCTGGTCGACCTGTTCAACGAGAAATTCAATACCCGCGTCGCCCGCCAGCACGACGGCTCGCACCTGACCCTCCCGGGCAAAGTGCCGGACGCCGTGATCAGCATGCGTCGCCACCAGAAGAATGCGATCTGGCGCGGCATCGCCGAGCGCTTCATGCTGATCGATCACACCGTCGGCGCCGGCAAGACCTTCACCGCGATCGCGCGCGCCATGGAGCGCCGCCGCATGGGCCTGTCGAAGAAGCCGGCCGTGATCGTCCCGAATCATATGGTCGAACAATTCGCGGCCGACGTGTACCGCCTGTATCCGGGCGCGAAAGTCCTGGCCGCCGGCAAAGCGGACTTCGAGAAGAAACGCCGCCGCAAGCTGTTCGCCAAGATCGCCACCGGCGACTTCGACATCGTGATCATCCCGCATTCGTCTTTCGGCTTCATCGGCATCGCGCCCGAGACCGAAGAACGCTACCTGCAAATCGAACTGGACGCCGCGCAGCAGGCCGTGATCGACGCCCAGGAAGAAGCGGAGGCCAACGGCGAGGGCGGAGGCTTCCGCAAGCCGTTCGGCGTGAAAGAGGCCGAGCGTCTGGTCGACCGCATCACCGCGCGCATGGAGAAGGTTCAAGGCGACAAGAACAAGGACCGCTTGCTCACGTTCGAGCAGATGGGCATTGACGATCTCACCGTAGACGAGGCCCACGAATTTAAGAACCTCTTTTACAGCTCGCGCCTCACCGGCGTGAAGGGCATGGGCAACAAAACCGGCTCGCAAAAGGCCTTCGACCTGTATAACAAGGTGCGCGTGCTGCGCGAGACCCCGACGGGCACGGTCACGTTTATGACCGGCACGCCGATCTCGAACAGCGCGGTCGAAATGTACAACATGATGCGCTTCCTGGCCGCCGGCGAACTGGCCGAGCTGGGCCTGGAGCACTTCGACGCATGGCGCGCGCAGTACGTCAGCACCGACGCCGGCTGGGAGCCGAACGAGACCGGCCGCCTCAAGGAAGTGAACCGCCTGGGCCGGACGTGGTCGAACATGCGCTCGCTGATGGACCTCTACTACAGCTTCACCGACGTGGTCGACAACGACGACATCAAGAAGGCCTATGCCGAGGACAACGACGGCGCCGAGTTCCCGCTGCCGCGCGTGAAGGGCGGCGATCGCCAGTCCGTCGTGATCCAGCCGACGAAGGCGCAAGTCGCGCTGCTGGAGGACGTGCTGCAAGGCTTCGATGGCCTGCCCGAGATCAAGGATCCCTACGACCGGAACAAGGCGCGACTGCGCCTGATGGACCGCGCCCGCAAGGTCTCGCTCGACGTGCGCGCGGCCGAGCCATCGAGCCCGAGCGACGAGAAGGGCGGCAAGCTCGATGTCATCGCCGACAACGTCAAGCGGGTCTATGACAAGTGGGAAGCCGATCGCGGCACCCAGCTCATTTTCCTCGATCGCTCCGTCCCCAAGAGCAAGGGCGACGACGCGATCCTCAAGGAATACGACGCCCTGCTCGCGGCCCAGCGTAAGGCAGTGGTCGAGGACGACGAGGCCGAGCTGCGCCGTGTCAGCGAGAAGATGGAGCGCTTCGATCCGAACGAAATGGAGGAACTGCGCAACGCCCAGGCCGGCGGCTGGAATGCCTACCAGCAGATCAAGGACAACTTGATCGCGCGCGGCATTCCCGCCGACGAGATCCGGTTCGTGCAGGAGGCGCAGAACGACGCCCAGAAGAAAGCGCTGTTCGATGCCGTCAACGATGGCACCGTGCGCGTGCTGATCGGCTCGACCCCGCGCATGGGCGCTGGCACCAACGTGCAGAAGCGCCTCGTGGCCCTGCATCACGCCGACGTGACGTGGAAGCCGTCGGACATCGAGCAGCGCGAGGGCCGGATTATCCGCCAGGGCAATTCGCTGCTGGACAAGTACGGCATCGGTAACTTCGAGGTCGAGATCCTGGCCTACGCCACCGAGCGCACGATCGACGCGAAGATGTGGAGCCTGAACGCATCCAAGCTCAAGACCATCAACGCGATCCGCAAGTACGACGGCGCTTTCAGCATGGACTTCGAGGACGAGGATTCCGTCAGCATGGCCGAGCTGGCCGCGCTCGCATCGGGCGATCCGCTCCTGCTGGAGCGCGTGCAGTTGATGTCCGAGATCGACAAGCTGGAACTGCTCAAGCGTCAGCACTCGCGCCGTGAGTGGGGCATCACCAGCCAGATCGAGGACGCCGAGCGCGACATCGAACGCCTGCCGCTGCGCATCGCCGCCGCCCAGGAGGACCACGCGGCCGCAGTGGCCGGCGCCGAGGAAATGGAGGCCTCCCGCTTCGGCCGCACCGTCACCGTGGAAGGCACCACCTACACCGACGGCGAGGCCGCACGCAAAGCCGTGGTCGAGGCCTACAAGGCCCAGGGTGGCGAGGACGAGGGCGCCAAGATCTCGATCTCGGTTGGCAAGCGTCGCCTGACCTCGCTCGATGGCGCGCTCGGCGCCGTCAGCTCGGCCATGGGCGATGAACAGACCTTCTCGATGTTCGTGAACGGCGCCGAGTACATCGCGCGCACCGATGCCGCGCGCGAGATCGCCGAGCTGGCAAAGGACAAGTCGGTTGGACTGGAGAAGGGCGAGGCGGTCACGGTCGACCTGGGCACGTTCCGCGGGCTCAAGCTGTCGGCCACGTTCGAGCGTTTCGATTCCGGCGGCTACCAGACTTCGCTGGCGGTCCTGCGCCCGGACGGCACCACCATGGCCTCTGGCGAAACGAAGTGGCGCGAGAAGTGGGACTACAGCACCTCGGCGATGCGCTCGGCCGTCGAGGATCTGGACCGCGTGATGAACCCGGATTCGTTCCAGTACCGCGCCGAGGACATGAAGCGTCGCCTCGCGCGTGCGCACGAGATCCTGCCGGATCTGCGCGCTCGCAAGGGTGGCGGGTTCCCGCAACAAGACGAGTTGGAGGCGAAGAACAAGCGCCTGGAGGAAGTCATTCGCCTGCTGTCGGAAGGCCCGGCCACGCCGGCGCGCTCGATCGCGCTGCGCGTGAACCCGCTGCGCAACGTCGACGGCTCCTACCGCCGTCAGGCGCCTGCGCTAAACGTGATGCAGCCAGAGCAAGGTTATGGATATAATGATCCGTATGAAAACGTCCAATCCCGACCCGGCACCAACGAGGCTCAGCGAGAAGCCGGCCGTGCTGCGGTCGACGATCTTTCCCGACGGGTCGGGGCACATCATCTACGCGAACGGGGTGACGGCAATTCTGGAGCGCGAGGCACCGTACTTGGTAGCCGACTGCTCGCCAACTTCGTCGCCGGCAAGCCCAACCAGCTCATCGGGCAAGTAGCGGCTACGCCGCGAGATCTGGCCGCACTGGCCCAGGTCTACCGTGATCCGCGTTTCGAGACCTTCCGCATCTTCTACATGAAGGGCGACAAGATCGTTGGCGAGGCCGGCTACACGTCCCGCCTGCCGTCGGCGGCGGCCATCCCGAGCGGTTGGGAGGGCAGTGTGAAGCAAGACATGGCGCGATTCGGCGCGGACGGCTACTACATCCTGCACAACCACCCGAGCGGCGATCCTAGTCCGTCGATCGAGGATCAGGACATGACCGTGCGCTTCTCCCAGGCCATCCCCGGCCTGCGCGCGCACGTCGTCATCGACCACGACCGCTACGCGACGATCGATCAGGCCGGCACCTATGGCGTGATCAGTGCTCCATGGCTTAACGGCGTCGACTTCACCGACCAGCCCGAGCGCGAGCACAAGCTGCTCGATACGCTCGTCACGGATCCGGCCGGCGTGGCGGGCATCGGCAAGGCCTTGCAGATCCCCCAGGGGCACGCAAGCCTCGTGATGCTCGATAGCAAAAGCTCGGTGCAACTGCTGGTGGATGTGCCCATGGGCGCACTCACTGATATGTCGCCGCTGGGCATCCTCAAGATCAAAGCGCTGGTCCGTCGCATGGCGCGCGAGACTGGTAGCGGCGGCCTACGCTTCATCGTTCTGCCGGACGGCGTGGATACCACGCAATTCGCGCCGCTGATCGAGCAAGCTGTGTTCAAGGACGTGGTCTCGGCCGACGGTAAATCGGCGCGCGAGCTGGGCGTGCCGGAATTGGAAAACGACTACCTGCGCGGCGCGCACCGCATCCATGATGTGCGCGAAAGTGGCTCGACCTACCGTGGCGCGGAGCGTCGTGCAACCGACCGCACCATCGAGATCGACGGCGCGCGCCGGCCGATCACGAACAGCAAGGGCAAGACGATCGCGGACGACTTTATGAAGCAGCTCGCTTTCTATCGCTGGTTCAAGGATTCCAAGGTCACGGACGAGCAAGGCCGTCCACTGATCGTCTATCACGGCTCGATCGTTCGCGACAGCGAGCGCGCGCCGGGCATGGGCGACATCCAGCAGTTCGATCGCCTGTTCACGACCAAGTTCCGCGCGCATTCGGTCGACACCATGGGCAACTGGTTCAGCACCAACCCGGGCGAGGGTGGCGCGCAAATGTACGCCGGCCGAGGCCAGGGCTCCGTGATTTACCCGGTCTACCTGTCGATCCAGAACCCGCACGAGACCACGTTCCGGCTGCTCCAGCGCCGCGCGCGCCTGCTGGCGAACGGCGAGGACGACGGCCGCAAGCTGGGACAGGCCGAGGTGGACGCCTACCGGAAGTGGCTCAAGGACATGGGTAAGGACGGCATCAAGATCGTGCACGACGAGTACGACGAGACCGGATCGACCGAATTCCGCGACCAGACCGCATGGATCACGCTCGAACCCGAGCAGATCAAGAGCGCGACGGGCAACGGTGGCGGATTCGACCCGGGCAGTCCGCTCATCGTCGGTAGCCGTGAAGGCGCGTACACCGTCGGCGGCATCGCCGGCGCCCTGGCCGGCGCCGCCAACAGCGCGGCCAATGTCCGCCTGCCGGCCGGCTACATGGTCGGCGACCTGTTCAACCAGTCGGGCAAAGTGAGCTGGTGGCATAAGACGATCGGCACCATGGACAACCTTGCGCGCCGCGCGCCGCTGTTCGCGCCGGTGTACGAGGCCGTCCAGAAGTTCCTGGGCGACGTGTCGCGCTACGCCGTGCTGGCCGCCGACAAGGCGCCGACCCTGCTCCCGCACCTGGACAGCATCAAGGACATTCTCGGCAAGAACCGCAAGAAGCCGCTGACGGCCGCCGACACCAAGGCGATCGCGGCGCCGATCTTCGAGGGCACCTTGATCTGGGCGCGCGATGCGCACGGCAACCCGGTCAAGATCCAGCAGCTCGAAGAAGAAGCCGAGCGCCTGACGATCGAGCAGAAGGCCGAGATCCTGTTGCAGAAGGGCGTCATCACGGACGAGCAGAACATCGCTTGGCTCGCGAGCCCGCTGGACTTCTACGACGCCACGATCGAGCGCCGGTTCACCGAATCCCAGCTCAAGCCGGGCGTGGTGTGGACCAATGCCGAGCTGCGCAGCATGTTCGACCTGAGCGACGCCCAGATCGCCATGTACCGCGAATTCCGCGCGGCCACCGACGCCAGCCTGACCAACCTCTCGCTGAGCGAAATGGTCAAGCTGGGCGGCAAGGATTCGGCTGGCATGCTGGAGCAGGCCGTCGAGGCCGGCGGGCTGATGGCCGGCGCCGAGCTGCTGCGCGACCACTTCATCGAACTGGCCCAGAGCGACCCGGACAAGGAAACCATGCACCTCGATACGGCCAGCCGCATCATGGATGTGGCCGATCGCGCGCAAGATCTGATGGACCGCGGCTACGCGCCGCTGTCGCGCTTCGGCAAGCATACGGTCTACGTGCAGCAGGCGAACGAGGACGGGGAAATGGAGCAAGTCTACTTCGGCATGTTCGAGACCCAATTCGAGGCCTCGCGCATGGCTCGCCAGATGCGTGAAGGCCACCCGGGCGCCCAAGTCCTTCAAGGCACGGTCTCCGACGAGGCCTACAAGCTGTTCGCCGGCGTGAGCCCGGAAACGATCGAGCTGTTCGGCTCGATGGTGGGCCTCGACACCCAGGCCGACGCCAAATCGACGGAGGTGTATCAGACCTACCTGAAACTGGCGCGCAGCAACCGCAGTGCGATGAAGCGCATGATCCACCGCAAGGGCATCGCCGGCTTCAACGAGGACGCCGGCCGCGTGCTGGCGAACTTCATCTACTCGAATGCTCGCCTCACGGCCGGCAATGCCAACCTGGGCAAGATCGATGAGGCGATCACCGCAATCCCGAAGCAGGAGGGCGAGCTGACCGACGCGGCGATGGAGCTGCGCGCGCATATCCGCGATCCGCAGGGCGGCGGGCACATGCTCGGCGGCCTGATGTTCGCGCAATTCCTCGGTGGCTCGGTGGCCTCGGCACTGGTCAACATGACGCAGCCTTTCACGATGACGCTGCCATTCCTGAGCCAGTGGGGTGGCATCGGCAAGGCCGGCGCGCGCTTGGCCGGCGCGATCCGCGACGCCGGCAAGGAGCAGACCGGCGACGCCGCGCTCGATGCCGCACTCAAGTGGGCGACGGAAGAAGGCATTGTCGCGCCGCAGGAGGTTCACTACCTGCAAGCCCAGGCCGCCGGCAAGGGCGCGCTGCAATCGGGCGACGGCACGAAGGTGGGCGATGCGCGCGCGACCCTGAACAACGCGATCGCCAAGGTCTCGCTGGGCTGGGGCAAGCTGTTCGCGATGGCCGAGCTGGCAAACCGTCGCGTCACGTTCATCGCGGCCTACCGCACGGCCGTCGAGCAGGGCATGGCGGATCCGGCGCGCTTCGCGCAAGAGGCGGTGACGCAGACCCAGGGCACCTACAACAGCGGCAACAAGCCGCGCTGGGCGCGCAGCACGATCGGCGGACTGGCACTGACGTTCAAGCAGTATTCGATCGCCTACGTCGAGCTGCTGACCCGCATGCTCAACGCCGGCGAACCGGGCTCGCCCGAGCGCGCGGCCGGCCGGCGCGCGGCGCTGTACATGATCGCCGTGCTGTTCCTGATGGGCGGCGCCGATGGCCTGCCGTTCGAGCAGGATCTTGAGGACCTGATCGACGGCATCTTGCAACGCCTGGGCTACAACTTCAGCACGAAACGGGAGAAGCAAGAATTTCTCACCGAAGTGCTGGGAGAGGGCGGCGCCGATTTTGCGCTCAAGGGTATTTCGAGCCTGCCGGGCATGCCGGTTGATGTGTCCGGCCGCTTCGGCATGGGCAATCTGATTCCGGCAACTGGCCTGCTGACCAAGAAAGAATCCTATACGCGCGATATTGGCGAATTGGCCGGCCCGGCCGGGGATCTGGCAACTCGCGCATTCAAGGCGACGGGTAAAGCGCTGGGCGGCGACATCGACGGCGCCGCGCTGGAAATGTCGCCGGTGGCAATTCGCAATGCTGCGAAGGGTCTGGAAATGGGCTCGTCCGGCGCGTATCTCGATGCCCGAGGCTATAAGGTCAACGATGTGAGCGCGACGGAGGCGGGGATGAAGATCCTGGGCTTCCAGCCGAATAGCACCGCTGATATTCAGGATGCGAAGGGCCAAGCGCTCAATATGATCTCCCAGACGCGCATGCGATCGCAGGAGATCGCCGAGCATTGGGCACAAGGCATCGCCTCGAATAAGCCGGAAATGGTGGCCGAGGCGCGCGCGTGGCGCGACGACTGGAACAGCAAGAACCCGGAGACCCGCATTAACGTGAACATGGCGGCAGTGCTGCGCCGGGTCAAGTCGATGCGCCAGGATGCGCTGCGCCGCACGTCGATGACGGCGCCGAAGGCCCTCAAGCAGTCGGTGCGTGCGGAGCTGTCCGAAACCCGCGACTGATCAGCCAGAAGCAAAAAAGCGAGCCCGGGTATCCGTGGCTCGCTTTTTTTTCGTCCAAATTATTCGAGTCGAATAATTTTTAAGTCATTGATTTTATTGGATATTCGTTATTCTGGCGCCTTGAATTCCGGGTTCTCCAGCGCTTCGATCGGGAGGCCAGAGGTGCGCACCCAATCCGGCTTGCGGCCGCGCCCGCTCCAAGTCTGCCGGTGATCATTCGGATTGCGGTAGCGCTCGATCTTCGGGCCGGCGGCCTTCGGCATCTTGTGCTCGCGAATCACGCCCTTCTTTCCGCCCAGGAGGCCGACGTGTTCCAAGAAAGTATCGAGCGGCATATTGAAGCCATGCGCAATTGCCATGACTTTGTCCCGCGCTTCTTCAATTTCGCGCTTCTGGGCGCGTGCCAGTGCTGCATCAATATCCGACCGCAATTGTTTCAATTCGGCCAGGGACAGTGTACTTACATCGACCATTGGAAAATCCTTTCTCATCAAGTTACAAATGGCGGTTGTAATTGTAATCGCGCACAATGCGATTCGAGAAGGATTTTTTAAGCTGGAATTATTGGAGAGAATTGCGGGGATGTAAAAAGCGGCCCGGAGGCCGCCACAGAATTAAAAGAAAGGCATGCTTCGCTGATTAGGCCGCCTATTTAATTCGTCGTGACCTGGGCGCAATTCATCGAATAAGCGCTCGGCGATCTCGTCGGCGAACCGCTGGCACAGCACATCCTTCGGCGCGTTGTCGATCGCGTAATCGCTGATTCCTAATGCGACACCGCGATCGCGCAGCGTGACGTGCACAGTGGTGTATTGGTTGATCTCGTCGCGAACCGCCTTAATGCGCAGCAGGCGCAGCATTTCGCGTTCGATCGGGACCGGGGCGGTCATCGCCTTCGGATCGAACCTCCCCATATCGAAAGGAACGAGGCGCTGCATATAGACCACATCGCGCGGATCCACTCGCCAGTCATAGCGCGGTGGGTGGCCGACCGCCATGGAGGTGTGCCCGACGAGGCTATGCACCTGGGCGAAGAAGCGGCGCAAGCGCCCAAGTTCATCGGCCAGATCCTCCTGGGCGGCGCGCGCCCGGGCACGCTCGTGCTCGTTGCGACGGTTCAGGGAGGCGATCGCGTTGCGGGCCAAGTCCAGCTCGTAACGCTCGGCCGTGAGGGCCGCATGGGCGCGGTGCAGGCTCGCACCCATCCGGCCGGCTTGGTGTTTGGCGTGGCGGCGCTTCATTGGGCCTCCATGCCGGCCAGGAGGGCGCGGCCGCGTCGGAATAGGTGAGAGCCGAGTGCGTCAAGCGGGGAGTGGCGCATGTACTGGTGCAGCAGGTCCACCAGCGCGTCATGGTTGTTCACCGCGCGCACGATCAGCACCGCGTCGGCCTCGGAGATCGGCGTAGGCGAGTCCGGGGAATTGCATGCGATGGTCTGCTCGTTCGCGCCCAGGATCTCGACCTCGCGCGAGGTCTCGCTGGTGACGACGCGCACGCCCCACGGGATCGGAGTGGGTTTCATCAGCATCCGGCGCCCTCAATCCGAGTAGTCACGGTTTGATCGTCGCCGGCGCCCAGATCGACGCCGAGAATCCGCGGCGCGAAGTTCGCGCTGTTGAACATGCGCTCGGCGTGCTCGATGAAGTCCCGCATTTCCGGGCGCAGCGGCGCGCGGCCGGCGGTTTTCGCCATGATCAGCGCCTTGCCGACGGTGCGCATGACGACATCGTAGGGCAGGATCGCGCTGCGCTCGGCGCGCACGTCCGCCGCCACCAGTTCCACGTAATCCGCGTCAACGTCGCCGGGCATGAGCTGATAGGCCAGCTCGACGGCCGCCCATACGCGCAGCGCGGGCGAGAGTGCGCTGCGCTCGATCGCGTCACGCATCGCGCGCACGGCTGTGATGATGGCGAACAGCTCGGTTTCCGAATCGGCCTCGATCGCCTGGGCGGTGGGGTGCAGGTAGTCCCCTTGTGCTCCCTGTCGCTCCCCGTTCTGCCAGATCTGGATGACACGGGCGGTTTCCGGGCTCAGCTCGGCGCTGGACTGGCCGGCCTCGATCAGTTCTTGCGCCGCGCGCGTGGTCTGCAAGGCAAAGGCCATCAAGGCTTGCGCGACGTGTTCCGGGTTCTTCAATTCAGTGTGCATGGTGATCTCACTCGGTTAAGGTACGACCGAGTTTAAAAGTGACTTTGCAAAAACTTGGAATTTAGCCAGGGTCGTGGATACCCAAGGGGGGAGTGCAGGGGATTGAGGTTGTAAATCGCGTCGCGGTTCGCCCAGGTCGCGGGTGTAGTTCCGATCCGATTCGCTGCGCGAACCGCACCGGCTGCTTTTTTTTGAACCCCAAGTATTAGTTAACATTTCTTCAACCTAAGATCTTGCTATTCAACTTCAAACCCCTTATCGGGGCTGGTGGAGGGTTGAGCTGACGGCCAAAGCTATCCCTAACCCGTCCTGACAAGGAAAGGTTGAGCTTTGACCGTCGATACATCGAGGCCGGAGCCAGGTATATCGCAGTGGCCGCCCCGCTCAATCCGAGTCGTCGGGGCTTGGTCAATACGCGCTTGGGACGCGCTCCGCTGGCTTGACCATCTCGCTATCACCAGTCGGCATTTTCGGAGATCCCGCTCTATGCCGAGTTCTGTATGCGCGCGCCGAGCCGAGGCAAATGGACGTGCAAACGCGCGCAGGTTGGAGGGGCGTAAGTAGCCCCTTCCCTCCCCACAAGGGGGGTGAAAGTACAGGTTGACGGAGTAGCGGGAGGGGAATAGGATGGTGTTTCTCATGCACCGGGTCCGCTAAGGTCCCCTCTCGAAGCTCCAAAAAGCAAAAACCCCCCAGCCGGCAAGCTGGGGGGTTTTCTCATTTAAGGATGGTTATCTCATCCCTTGCTCCTTTTAACCGCAGGACGGTAAATTATTCGAGTCGAATAATTTCTAAGTCCTTGATTTTTAAGGAAAATCATATTCATGGTTCGTCTGTTTTTGATTCTTCGGTCAGTTTTCGCAGAAATTCAGAAACTTTCTCCAGTATAACGGCAGGAGCGGCTTTCGTGTCATGTAATTGAACCTTCACCGCGCGCCCTTCCAGTTTAGCGGTATAGAGGCGAATGCCGCGCGCGTCCTTGATTACGTGCGGTTCCGGCCGCTCTGCCGGCGGTGACGCATCCCGGCCTTGCGTCTGGAGCATTTGCATGAACCAGCTCTTGATGGAGTTCTCAGAGGCGTTTTCCTTCGCGATCCGTTCAACCGCCTGGGTAAGCAAATCAATCTTGGTTGGATGCTGCTGGGCCAGTTCTTCGACCACGAGCCCGGTTGTGCAGCCGAACAGAGCATTGTCCTCGTTCAGCAGGGCGATGATCGGCGCCGGCAGGCGCAGCATCTTGAGGCGGCGCGAGACCGTTCCTTGCGTCGCGGCGAACATGGCCGCCAGATCGCTCTGGTTCTTCGCATACCCGCGATCGAGCGCACGTTGATACCGTTTCGCCTTCCGATAGTCGGGATCTCCCCGGACGCCCTCGTTGTGCACCATCAGCGCGCGCTCGGCGCCGGCGTCGTCCAGCGTGCGGATCATGCCCTGGATCTCCGTCCAGCCAAGCAGGCGGACGGCGCGGATCCGGCGATGCCCGGCGATCAGCTCAAAGCGGCCGTCGACGCGGCGCACTTGGATGGGCTCTTTCTGGCCTTCGTGTGCAATCGTGTGGGCCAGCTCGGAGAGGCCTTCCGGCTCGTAGCGGTCCCGGCTTTCGTGCTCGGGCTGGTAGGGAGAGTCATCGATCAGGTCGACCGGGAGAATGAAGATCTTGCCGTCCGGGGCAAGATCCCATTCCGCGACATGTACGGGCTCTAGTTTCGCCGGCGCCACGCCGGTGAGCGACGGGCGTGGCACCCAGCCGGCCGGCGAGTTGCCAGTAGTGCCGTTCGCCGGCTCGCGGAGCTTGCCGGCGGCCATGAGGCCGGCCAAGCCAGAGGCCTTCGCGCCTCCACCTGGGCGATTACCGCTCATGCTACGACCTCGCTTTCAGCGGCCGCCACCGGCACCGGGAAGGCGGGTACGCGCATGCGGACGTTGTACAGATGGATAAGGGAGCGGGTCAGGTCCATGATGTTGCGCGCGGCCGAGCTGGTGGGCTCGCGTTCCAGCAGCGGCGCCGACTTGGTCACGTCCTCCATGTTCACCTCGCGCATGAAGCCGGCATAGCTGCGAACGACTGTGTCGTTCACATACGGGCCGAACTCATCGATCAGCCATTGCAGCGCCTTCATGTGGGCGCCGTAGGACTGGCTGAATCGGTTCGTGACAATGTGCATCGATACCGGCGAGCTGGGATCGCGCAGCACTTCATTGATCTCGCGCAGGTTCGATTCCAGGCCGAACAGGCCGAGTAGCGCTTGTGGCTCAGGTGTGACAACGGCCGTGACAATGTCGCTCGCGGCCATCATGGAAGTGGCGAGCAGCGAGGTCCCCGGGGCGCAGTCGACAATGACCGCGTCATACTCGTTGAAGAACTCGGCCTCTTTCTTCATCAGGCGGGAAAACAGGCTTTCGCGCGCGCTGGCCGAGTACATCCATGCTTCGTTGGCGAGCGTGATGTCGGCCGGGATCAGGTCGAGCATCCCGCCCTCGTAGATCGGGACAACCGCATCGCGGATCCCCGACGGCACGCCGCGGCTGATACGCTCCAGCAGCGTGCCGACGTGCACGAGATCCGGCGTGCTGATGTTGTAGCCGAGCGTGGTGCTGATCGAACCCTGGGAGTCAGCATCGATCACGAGCACGCGAAAGCCGAAATGCGCTAAGCAGGAGGCGACGTTGGCAGAGGTCGTGGTCTTGCCTACGCCGCCCTTCGTGATGCGGAAAATCATCAGGGCAAGTTTCACCGCCATGCCGGCATTCTCGGACTGGCGAGACATGATGAACTGGCGGATTCGGCGGATCTCGGCCGGGGTGTAGAACTTCTGGATGTTTTCGCCGGGCATGGCGACGCCGGCTTGCTTGGCGAGGTCGCGGAATTTACGATCGTCGCCGTCGTAGTCGGCAAATTCCTTCGCCAGTTTCAGGCGCACGCCCAGGTAGGGACGCGGGTAAACTGCGCCGGCCGCTTCTCCGAGCAGCCGTGCAATGCGTGGATCTTGGTCCATAGTTGTCCTTAATCAAGTTGTAGGCCATTGCATGATAAATCGCAAGATGACTATTTGCAACGCAAATACCCGAAAAAGAATCAAAACTAAGATATGCGACTAAGAGCCCGATGCAGGGCCAAGACATCCTTCTTGCTTAGCGGTATGCACGCCGATTGATGGCGCGGCAGGCTGTTCGCCACCTCCAGCGGATCGCCGGCGCCGGCCGCGATCGCCTCGGCGAACTGCTCCACGTTCCAGGGCGAGAAGTGGTAGATGGGCGGTGTTCGAGGCGAGCGGATCCGGCGCGCGAGGTCGACCAGCTCAGCCCGGGATCGGTGCGCTGTCATGGGCCGGGAAGCGGCGGGCGTACTCGCTGGCCGTGCGCAGCAGCGCGGCCCGGTATTCGCCCATGGAGAGGAAGGTGACGGCGTAGCCGTCGCTGGCGAGCAGCTCGCGCAGCTCGGCGAGAGCCTGGGCGGCCGTGGCCGGCGGTGCGAGCTGGCCGCTCATTGCGTTTTCACGGCAACGCTGTTGCGCAGGCTGATCGCGAGATCGAGCGCGGCCGCCAGCTTCTCGGGGCCGTTGTCGAGGGCCGTATTGAGCGCGTGGTGGATCGCGCCTTGAATGCTCGTGCCCTTGCCGATGCGGAAACCGGAATCGACGTGGGTGACGCTGAAAGGCGCCTCCTTCATGTCCTTGAACACGTTCGGGTGGACGGCAAAGACTTCGCCCGGGGCCTGGGGGATCTCGACCAGCTCGCCGATCATTTCATGGTCGACGCGATGGCCAGTAACGATAAAGCGCATGGATGCTCCTGTAGATAGCGGGGCCGCAGCCCCGCCGGTTGTGGTCAGTCGTCGCCGGCGCCGCCGGTATCAAAGTCGTGGTCGTGGCCGCCGCAGTGGCCGCCGCGCGCGCGGTGCTTGGGGCCGCGGCGCAGCTTGTAGGCGATCCACAGGCCCAGGGCCACGCCGATCGCGCCGGCGATCAGGACGGCGCCGAGCGCAGCGCCCGGCGTGACCGTGACGGCCATCATTGCGGGGTCTCCGCAATGACATCGTCAGCGTGCGGGCCTTGTGCGCCCATGGCGTAGGCCGCCGAGCTGAACACGTTCGGGATGAGGCCTTCGCGCGTCGGCAGGACCGTAAGGCGGACCGTGAACGGCGCGGTATCGGGCGGCGTGCCGATCGCGACGAGGGCCGGGAAATTCAGCTCGCGGCACTTATCGCCGAGGGCGGCGAGCAGCGGGGCAATCTCGGCCTCGTAGACGCTTTCGGCGGGATTGATTGGCTGGTCGGCCTGCTCCATGGCGGTCTGCTCTGCTGGTTGGGTGGTTTCTTCGGTCATGCTGATTCCTTCGGTTGGGTGGTCAAGTGGTTTGCCTGAATCGCCGGCATCGGCGTCGCTCCAGCTATTTGCTGGGGTGTTCATGGTGTGTGTGCCCCTTTTTCGGCGGCGTATAGCATTTCGGAGATTTTCTCGATCGGCCACAAGTGCCGGCCGGCCAGGATGTACGGCCGGATCCCTTCGTAATACCCCTTCTCCCTGCACGCTCGGAGGATTGTGGCGCTATCGCAGCGGAGCAGGTCGGCGAGTTCCTGTGTCAGAAGGAAGAAGCTACCTTCTGGCGCAAGGCGCACAGCGCGGTGAAGGGCAGGGTGAATGCCTTCCGTAGTGGGATTGGTGTGCTGCGCGCCCTTTGATAAAGTCCGGCGCGCTTCTCCTGTCCAATTTCCAAGCGTCGCTACGGGGATGCTCAGGAGGGCCGCTGCTTTCTTGAGCGTAAGGCCTTCCGTCAGCACCAGACTTATACCCTGTTCGCGCAACTCGGCGGAGTACCGTCTGATCGTCTTTCCCTCGCGGGTTCCGGTCGAGGTGGTCATGGGTGTACCAGCTCCCCACCTTCCACCCACAGCGCTGTGATCGAATCCGGCAGGCCCGCCGGCGCCGCCTTGAGCGTGGCGTTGATGATCGCGGTCTCCAGGGCGCCGACCTCGGCCAGCGAGTCGAGCCAGATCATCAGCTTGTCGCGGTCGGGCACTTCGAGCACGTCGAAGCCGTCCAGCAGCAGGATCTTCACGCCGGACAGGTGCGCGATCGCGGCCGCGATCATGGCGTCGATGCGCCACTTCTCGGAGACCGAGTGCAGCGCGTAGGGCCGGCCCTCGGCCGTGATGTTCATGTTGGCGTCGATCGCCGGCTGTCGCCATCCGGTCGTCAGGCTGGCCGCGCGCAGCAAGTGATTGATCGGCTTGAGGGCCTGGGCCAGCAGCTCGGCCGGCAGGCCGTCCGGCGCGAGCGCTTCGGCGATCGCGGTCCATTCGGCCACGTCGTTGAAGTGCGCCTTCGCCTTGGCGGTCACTTCGGCGGCCGCCTTCGCCCGGGCGATGTCGGCCGCGTTCTTGTCGTGCTGCTCGCGCAGCTCGTGCTCGCGGTGCATCGCCTTCGCCAGCTCGTCGCGCAGGATGTAGTGATCGTCCTCGCTCAGCACGCCGCCAGCGGCGATCGGGCCGCCGAACTCGGCCTCGTAAGCGCGCAGCAGGCTATCCGGGGCGGTGTCGTCCAGCAGTTCCATGCTGTTGAGCAGTTTGCAATGCTGGTAGAGGAACAGGGCCATGTGATGCACGATGCCCACGCGGGCCGCGTCCAGCTTCTCCTGGGCGGCGCCGGCGGCCTTGTGCGCCTGGGCGAGATCGGCTGCGATCGCCTCCGCCATGTCCATGTCGACGGTCGGATTCGGGGCGATCCAGTCGAGGCCCTTCTTGGATCCGAAGCGCTCGCCGGTGACAGCCTGCCATGCGCCCTTGGCCTTGGTGGCCTCGGCCTGGGCGAACTCGCACGCGGCCGGGAAGCCGGCGTGCACCATCGGCAGGACCTGCTCGACCTTGTCCGCATTGCAGCCCTTATCTTCCACGAGGCGCCGCTGGATCTCCGCCGGCGTCGCGGCGCAGTTGGTCAGGGCGAACAGGAAGGTGCGGCGCTCCTCTGCGCTGAGCTGGGCGAAGCGCTGGGCGTCGAGCACGTAGGGTAGGGCGTCGGGCAGACCGTTCTCGAAGCCGTCGAACAGTCCCCATGCTCCGCCCGGCAGGACGAACTCGGCGCGGCCGGCGTCGGTGACAACCTCGGCGCGGCCAACCTTGGCGCCTTCGCTCACGAGCTGGGCGTACTTGTCCTTGCCGGTCTTGGCGGCCGCGCGCACGCCGGCGCCGGAAAAGGCCATGCGCACGCTTTCATTGATGCTCGACTTGGCGGCGCCGTTGCGGCCGCAGATCAGCAGGATCGGGGTCGGCAGGCGCAGGCCGATGCGGCGCGCGCCCAAGACGTTGTTGATTTTCAGGTCGGTGATACGCATGCCTTACTCCATGTTGAACGACTCGGGGGCCTTCTTCGTGGCCTTCTTCGGGGCCGGCTTGGCGGCTGTCTTGCGCGGCGCCGCGGCCTTCTTCGCGGCCGGCTTGCGGGCGGGCTTGGTAGCGGGCGCAGGATCCGCAGCCGGCGCAGCGGCCGGCTCGATCGGCGCCGGCTCGGCCGGGGCTGGGGCCGGGCGCGGAGGCTCGACGGGCGCCGGCGCCGGCGCGGAAGCGGCGAAGGCGGCAGCATCGGCGGCCAGAGCGATCTCCAGGTCGCGCGACTTCGGCATGAACTTGAGCACTTGCAGCAGGGCCAGCTTGCGGCCGTAGGACTCCCAGGCCTCATGGCTCTTGAGCGCGTAATGGTCCTCGCCCTGGTTGTTGTGTCGCTGGAAGTGGCGGTTGAGCTTCGAGATCGTCCAGACTTCCACGATCGGGGTGTCGCTGCCCTTGATGCGGCCGACGGCGTAGAAGTGGGTGATGTCGTTCGGCTCGTCGCTGTCGCCGCGTCGCTGGGTGACGTGCGGGCGATCGCCGAGCTGGTAGTCGAAGAAGTCGCCCTTGTACACCACGCCGGTCCAGACCGAACCGCGCTCGCTGCGCAGGACCAGATCGACCAGCCCCTTCCAGCCCGGGATGAACTTGCATTCGCGCTTCTCGGCCGAGAGGAAGCCGTAGCCGTCGCTCAGGCCCAGGCCGCTCGCGAGGGCCGTGCGCACCGCTTCGAGGAAAGAGTCGTCCGTGCTGCTGCGAATGCTGGCGTTCTGCTCGGCCAGCTTGAGCGCGGTCTGGATCTCGGCCGCGACGTTCACGGCCGACGAGGCGCCGCTGGTCAGCATTTCGCGGCGCGCGGCCAGCAGCTCGCGCTTCGAGGTCAGGGGATCGGTTGCCGGCGCGGCCGGCACGCCGGCGGCCGCTTGGCGTTGCCGGGTTTTCAGGTCTTGGAGTTTTGCCATGGTCAGTCGTGATAGGCGCACTGGTTCCAGCGTGCGCAGAATTTTTCGGAGCAGAGAGGGGATTGCGGGTTGGGAGGGAATAGGCCTTGCTTGAACATCGTCGCTGCCAGCTCGATAAACCCGGGCGCCGTGTCCGTGCCCAGCATGACGCGCTTGGCGTCCCAGATCCGGCTGACGCGCGGCACGAGATCGCCCGTGGTTGGCAGGGCGATGATCTGGGCGCCGCCGGTTTCCTCGCCGGTGTGGTCCTCGTACATCATTTCGTAGGCGCCGAGCTGGGCGGAGCGGCCTTTGGTCAGCACTTGGCCGTTCTCGATCAGGCGCGAACCGCTCTTGATGTCTGGGATTACGGGCTTATCGGCCTGGGCGACGCGCGCGCGGTCCATCGTGCCTGTCAGGCGGATCGTGATGCCGTTGTCGCAGTCGATCTCCATGGGGCGCATCGCCATTTCCACCGCCTTGAAGGTGAATTGCGGCGAGATCTCGTGACAGTACCGCGTGACCAGCGTAAGGCCGATCTTCTCGGCCTCGCGCATGGTGATGGTCTTGTCCTGGGTGTGGTCGACCTCGCCCGTCGGGTGGTGAAGCGCCTCGAAAAACGGTTCGACCGCATCGCTCGCGGTGATCGGGCGCCCGTCGATGCGCGCCTGATCGAATGCGGCCGTGCCGGCGTGGATCGCAGTGCCCAGGGTCGAGCGCAGGCCCGACGGCCGGCGCATGCCGAGAATGTGTTCGCCTTCCCACTTGTAGGCGCAGTCGAACAGGCCTCCCCACGACGAGGCGCGGACGGTGACAACTTCTTGCTTCATTGCTGGGGAGCGACGCAGGCGATCGGCGGCGCCGGCGCGGGCGGGGCCGGCGGCTGTGCGTTGAGGACGACGAGCAGGGCGGCCGCGAGGATCCCGAAACCCCATGCAAGGTGTTTTGTGACCGGATCCATCGGCTGCGCGCAGGGTGGCGCCGGCGGATACTGGTCCAGGCTGGTCGGGGGCACGTCGAGCGCCGAGGCGGCAAGCAGCTCCGAAGGGGGCAGGTTCTTCATGGCGGGCTTAGGGTACGCGATCGCTACGAGTCGCAGCGCGAGGCGCGGGTGCAGTAGGTGTGGCCGGCGCACAGCTCGGGCTGTATGCAGTAGGGCGGCCATGTGGCCGGCGCGTCCAGAACCGGAAGCGCGCGGTAGTACAGGGTACGGGCCTTGATGGGCTTGAACCCCGTGAGCTGTTCGCCCAGCTCGATCGCTGCCTGCTCGTCGCTTGCATCGACGCTGGCCGGGCCTCGTTCGTTCCATTCCAGCCAGTAGCTAGGCACTTGAACCTCATCGAAAGTTGAAATTTACAACCTGACTTTACAATAATCGGGTAAATTTATCAATTCAATTTGTAATTACCTCTTGACAAGTCGCCGTTGTCGTGAGTGAAAGATGACAATGAATCATGTCAACTTTGTAATGACATGTAACATTTTTGCCACCAGATACAATTGGAGAGTTTTCCATAGGGTCACATCCCTTATCATCTGGCATCGTTTTTGTAGGATCAGTCTTACAGTTGCACGAGAAGAAATCTTGCAACGATGACACTGAGGCGCCCAGGAGCAGGGCCGCGACACATGGAGAATGAAAATGCAGGGAATGTTGGGCGCACGATCGTATGACAAGCAGATCTGCACGCTGGCCGAGGCCGCGCAAGAGCAGCCCGTCCCAGATGCGGGCCGGCTGTTGAAGGCCTACGGAAAGCTGTCGCCGAAGTCGCGCAAGTACATCGAGGATGTAGCGGCCGCGCTGGTCGAGTCGGAAGAAAAAGAGGGTTTGAGAGTGGCCGCGCAAGGCGGCCCGAGCTACGGGCTTCGCTTAGTGAGCGTTGCCGGTGCGGCGCTTTAACTGCGCATTGGGGATCTTTTCGACTACCTCACTTGAGACTAGGAGCTGCTTTTTCCCGTCCTCTGTAGCTCGTCTGTAGTTCTGGATCAGGCGGATCTCATCGCCTACCAAGAACTCAAGTAATGGCTCCAGGCGTGCCGGCGCTCCTTTGGCCCCATATCTCAAATAGATCGGTGACACGTTACAGAATTCCGCCACTTTTTTTAACACTTCTTCGTTGCGTGGCGTCCGCCCCTCAAGAACCCATGTTCTGACGGTTTGTGGTGGAACGCCAACAAAGCGCGCAAGGCGGGACATAGCCCCGGGTCCGAGCTTATCTAGCTCGAATTTCAGCCGATCAGAGAAAGTATCCATGTTTCACAGAATACATTTTTTCATTTCGCTTGCCTAGAATTACAAATTCACTTTGTAGACTTCCGTGCAGTTTGTAAACTAATATTGTAATTTTCGCGACGTTCTTACCCTAGATCATGGAAGCAGAAGAAACAGCAGTGCAGCGCGCGGCACGCCTCGCCGGCGGTAGCTTGAGCGCGCTGGCTCGCCTCATCGGCCTGACTCCCCAGGCTGTGCAGGCCTGGACGAAAGGCGGGTTCCCGTCGATCGAGAGCGCGATCCGCATTGAGGAAGCGCTGAGCGGCGCCGTCACGCGCGCCGACCTGCTGCCCCATGTCTACGGGCCGCGCCCGCAATCCGTCCGCTTGGCCTGAGCATGCACTACCTCGCCACCCTCTGCCGCACCTTGTCGCTGGAAGCCATCACGCGCGCGCCGGCCGGACTGCATGCGAACGAAGTGACCCGAGCGGTGCGCCAGTACGCCGGCGACGACGAGCCCTTGATCACGCACCAGCTCGTGATGGTCGCGCTCTCGCGGCTGGAGAACGACAGCAAGATCGAAACCGACATGGTGAATCGCCGGCGCATCTTCTTCCTCCCGGGGCGAGGCCCGAACCCGTCGCGCACGACGGTCCCGGCCGCCGCCTGCGCGAGCCCGAAGATCACGCCGCAACATCCCTTCTCCGCGCTGGGGCTCGACCTATGAGCGCCCTGGCCCTGCCTGCCAAGCGTCAAGGGCATTTCACGACGCGCACTTTCCGCCTGATCGGACAGGCCCAGCTCGATCAACTGCTGTCGGCCCTGCGCTCGATCCCGCTTGACCCGTTCCGGCCGCTGGAGGCCGTGCTGCGCGAGCCCCAGAAGCAGCGCAGCCCGGACGCCAATGCCCGCATGTGGGCCGGCCCGCTGAAAGACATCGAGCGACAGGCCTGGGTGGACGACGGGAGCGGGAAAAAGCGCCGCTACCGGGACGTGGTGTGGCATGACTACTTCAAGCGCGCGTACCTGCCGGAAGAACACGAGGATGGCATCACGAAAGAGGGCTATGCGAAGTGGTCGACCGCGCCGGACGGCGAGCGCGTGCTGGTCGGGAGCACTACCCAGCTCACGCCCCGGGGCTTCTCGCAATACCTCGCCGCGATCGAGGCCTATGCGGTGTCCGAGCTGGGCGTCAAGTTCAGCGTGAGCCCGAACGAAATCATCCTCATTCCCTGAGAGGCGCGACATGAAATCCCCCTACAGTTGCTACGGCGAGCCGCGCCCGTCGGCCGATGCCACATACGTCGTGCAGGACGGCTATCACGAGACCGAGGACGGGTGGCGCAATCCCGTTCGATCGCCGCAGTACAAGCGGGTGAAGCAGTTCAGCCAGTTCTTGAGCTGCCAGTACGACGCCAGCGCGACGGATAAATACTGCTTCGGGTGCCCGCATGCGCGCCCAGGAGCGGCGCAATGAGCCGCGCGGCCGCCGGCATCCTGTTCGCGGTCCTGCCGGGCGCCATCTTGGCCGGCGCACTGCTGGCCGGCGGCGCTCGCTGGGAGCTGGCCGTCATCGTCGGCGGCGGGCTCGCTGGCTTCGGCTTCGATGTGTGCATGCGGGGGCGCAACCGATGACCTTGAAGCGCTCCCCGATGAAGCGCTCGACGCCGCTGGCCGTCGGCAAGGGCGCGCTGCGCCGGTCGACCGAATGGGCGCGATCGTCCGAGTTGAAGCGCACGCCATTCCAGCGCGCGCCGGCGCGGCCGGACGATGACCAGGGCGATGAAAGCGACAGCCGCGGCGCCGCCACGAAGGCGCCGAAGGTGTACGTCCGCCCGAAAACGAAAGGCCCGAAGATGACGCCGATCCGGCGCTCAGCGAAGGGCGAGCAATGCACGCTGCGGATCCCCGGGATCTGCCGCAACCGAACGGATACGACGGTCTGGTGTCACTCGAACCGCCTGACCGACGGGAAGGGAATGAGCCTCAAGGCCAACGACGAGGCCGGCTGCTATGGCTGCTTCGACTGTCATTCCTTTCTCGACGGCGGCTGGGCTCGATACCCGGAATGGTCGTATGACGTTGTCCAACAATATTTTGAAGTAGCGCGCGCAAGGAGCCTTGTCCTCTTGCGGCAAAAAGGGCTTGTAGCAGTATGAGTATTCAGCTTATGACGGTGGCATGGAAGTGCAACCGGCCGACAGGACAGAAGATGGTGTTGCTCGCGCTGTGCGACAACGCCAACGACCAGGGGGAGTGCTACCCGAGCGTCCAGACGATCGCAATCAAATGCAGCATGGGCGTGCGCACCGTGCAAGACCACCTTTCCGCTATGGAGAAGGAGGGCGCCGTGTATCGCGAGGAACGGCGCGGCCGCAGCACGATTTACCACCTGTACCCGCAGAACTTCAACCGCGCGGAGACCCCCGCAGAATTCGCACCCCCGCAGGATCCGCACCCCACCCCCGCGAAAAACAGCGGCAAACCCCCGCAGAATCCGCACCCCCGCCTGCACGCCCTGATC